TCATTCGACGTCGTTGTAGAACTGGATCCCGCCGATCTCGGCACAGACGCTGCGCCCTTGCGCCCATTGCGGGTTTTCGCCCGCCCGGTGCAGGTGAGTCGCGCCGCCGGTCGGATCGTCGAGCAGACCGGCCACCGCGCGGCGGGCAATCCGCCGGGCCGCGGCGAAGACCGGGTCAGCGGCGGTCACCGACAGCAGCCCGAGCCGCCCCGGCGCCTCCGGGTCCCAGCAGGGGAACTGTCCCGGCAGCCGGCAGACGGCGACGACGTCATTCCCCCACCACCACCCTCCCTGCTCGCGCGCCCGACCGACGCGGTTCATCACGACCGCCGCCACCGCCTCCATGGCCCGCACGGACTCGCCGCGCGCCTCCCCCCACAGGGTGCGGGCGAGCGTGTCGATGGCTTGGCCGGGCGTGTCGGCGGTCGGTCCCCGCGGGGAAGCCGCCGGTCCGGGTTCCGGCTTCAGGACGCGCCCCCTCATCGGCGGCCTCCATCGCCGTAGGGCGGAACGTAGGGCTGGGCGAACGGCGCGCAGCCGTTTTCCAGCTTGGTCTCGATGCGCAGCAGATGGTCGGTCAGCCGCCGCTCCACATCCTTCAGCGTCGCGACCGAGACGTAGGTCTTGGCGACCTCCAGCTTGTAGGCGGCCAAGCTCTCGCGGACCTGCGCCTGGGCGGTCTCGGCACGCGCCCGCACCGTCTCCAGCGCGGCTTCCGCATCCCGGCGCAGCCGGGCGATCAGCCAGAACAGCCCGCCCATGACCGGCAACTCGACCGCCGTGATCCACCAGGACAGGTCGATGGACTCCTGCATCTCCGTTCTCCAAAAAAAGCAAAAAAAGGGCCGCCCTCCGGTCAGGGAAGGCGGCCCGTCGAACCATGGGACTTCGCGGGCCCACGGGACTTCGCGAGAATAGTCACACGCCCCAGTCCTCCACCGGGGGCAACGCCGCCGCGGCGCGCCAGTCCGGCTTGCGCCCCGGCGTCGGCTGGCGGTCGAAGCGGAAGGGTTCGCAGGACAGCGCGCCGGCCACCGCGTCCAGCCCGTCGTCGCGGCCCGTATAGCGCCCGTCCGGCGACCATTCGCGCATCTCGCGGATGAAGGGCGTCTCCCACACCGCGGCGTGGGCGAGCAGCCGGCGATCGGCCAGCAGGGCGTCGAACGCCTCGCGGATGCGCAGCGCCTTGGCACGGCGGCTGGCCTCCTCGACCACGGCGGCGCCGACCTTCTCCGTGCGCAGCGCCTTGCGCAGCAGGCCGGGCAGGAAACGCCCGATGCCGTTGATCTCCACATGGACTGCCGGCAGGTGATGCCGCTCCAGAAAGCGGGCGACCTGGAGGCATTGCTGCTCCGCCTCGGTGTCCGGATCGCCGGGGTCCACCGACAGGTAGAGCACGCGGTGCAGGTAGAAGCGCCCGTCCGCCCCGCCGAACACCGCGGCGACGACGCTGGAGTCGCCGGGCTTGCCACCCTCCGCCGCCGGTCGTGCGAAGGCCGGGTCCCACCAGCAGGAGGCGGAGGCCATGCGCAGGCCGTTGAGCGTCAGCACCGCACGCCCCGCCGACTCCCGGTATTCCAATTCGCCGTCGTAGCGGCCCAGCCGGTCGGGGTCGAGGAAGCCCTCCGCCTCGTTGACCGGCTGCAGCAGCATCTGGCTGGTGAATTTGTTGGGGCCGGTGGTCTTGCGGATGCGGTTGACGTGGGCCTCGCCGAAGCGCTGGGGCCAGGCGTAGCGGCGCCGGCCGTCCGGACCATCGGTGTAGACCGGCAGGACCAGCCGCGCGAAGCCGTCCAGGAAGGGCCGCGTCTCGCCCGCCTCCGCCCGTGGCTCCTCCGCGTAGATGGAATAGTAGCTGTGCGGCGTCCCGACATAAAGTTGCAGCCCACCCGGCACCAGCAGATAGTCGATCTCCGCCAGCCTCTCGCGCAGGTCGGCGCGCTTGCCCGGACTGCCGGAGGTGCGCGGCACCTCCACGTCGTCGCAGATCACCACGTCGGCGCGGCTGCCCGTGATGTTGCCGCCGACGCCCGCCGCCACCATGGAGGGGTCGCGCAGTTCCTGCGCACGGACCACGGTGAACTGGTCGGCCGCCCACTGGTCGCGTTCCTTTGCCGGGGGCTTCAGGCCGCGGGTGTCGGGATGGCGCTCGATGATGCGCTTGACGTTGCGCACCATCTTCTTGGCCAGCTTCAGGTCCGCCGCCAGGACGAGCAGCCGCCGGTTGGGGTCCTGGTAGAGCATCCAGGCCGCGAACAGCCCGACGATGGACGATTTGCCCGCCCCGCGGAACGCCATCAGCAGCAGGCGCGGCCCGATGCCGAAGGACCCGGCTCCGACCGCCTGCCGTTCCAGCCACGCCGCGATCTGCAGATGATGGCGGGGGGTGGTCAGCTCCGATTGCCGGTTCCAGTCCTGGACGAAGGCGAAGAAACCCTTCTTGCGCGTTTCCCCCTCCATCACGCCACCCGGCCCAGAATGTGCCAGCCGGCGCCGTTGGACATCGCGGTGACCGCGCTGCCGGTGGCGCCCAGGGTCACCGGAGCGTTGTCCGGCCCGCCACCGCCCTGCACGGTGACGGTGACCGGGTTGCCCGACACGTCGGCCTTCTTGACCGTCACCGTGCGCCCGACCGCGTGCAGCGCCCCCGGCGGCGGCAGCCGCACCGTGACCGCGCCATTGAAGGCGCTGACCAGATACAGCGCCTGGTTCAGGTCCGGCTCGAACAGGCCCGGCCGGTCGTGGAAATAGGCGTTGCCCGGCCGGTTGTTACCGGCCACCACCCACCAGCCGGCCCCGTTCGAGACGATGGTCACGAAGTCGTAGCGGTTGCCCAGCGCCACCGTCCGGCCGTCCGGTCCCGGCCCGCCGTCTTCGGTGACGGTCAGGCGGTGGGCGGAGGCGTCCGTCCTCTTCACCGTTACCGCATAGCCGTTGGCCGCGTCCGCCGCCGGCAGCCGAAGCTCCACGTCGCCGCTGTAGGCGCTGACCAGATAGACGGAGTTGGCGAGGTCCAGCGCGACCACCCCGCCGCCCTGCGGCTCCACATATTCGGTGTCGTAGCGCAGGGCTTCGACGACCAGCTCGGAGACGCGGCTGCGCGCCAGCCGGTTCTTTTCCGGATAGCCGGCGTTCACCGCCGTGTAGCGGCCGCCCGACAGGTCATAAATGGCCGGGCCGGCGGACATCGACAGCAGGTTGACGATGGCCGTCTCCACCGACCCGGCGTCGAGCTGCACGTTCGGCACGCCGCCCAGCGATTCGGCGTAGAAATTCAGGATCAGCGTCTTGTCGGTGGTGGCGCCGACGCGGAAGCAAGCCAGCGCCATGGTCGACAGGTTGGCCTCGCAGTCCTGGAAGCTGTTGTTGTACTTGCCCTGCTCCACGAAGAAGCCGCAGCCGGCGATGGGCGCCGACAGGGAATAGACGCGCACCCTGGAAAAGCGGTTGGCGTTGGGCGTGTCGCCCTCCCCTGTCCGGGTCAGCCACACCCCGTGCAACGACGGGCGGGCCACCAGCACGCGCGACACCATGTTCCAGTAGCAGGGCCGGTTGGGATCGGTGTGGCCGTCGAGCAGCAGCCCGACCCGCGGGTCCCAGATGGTCAGGTCGCTCAGCGTGTTGTGCACGCAAGGTCCGTCCCGCCCGAACAGCCGCACCGCGGCGTCGCCCCGCTCCAGCCGCAGGCCGCTCACCGTGGCGTAGCCGTCCGGAAGATGGATCAGGTCGAAGCCCGCGGAGGACCCGGCGATGACCGACCTCTGCCCCGCCCCGTGCAGCGTCTGCCCATGGCCCACGGTGAGCGTGTTGGTGATCCGGTAGGTGCCCGGCGGCACATGGACGGCGTCCGCGCTGGTCAGCGCGGCCTGGATCGCCCGCGTGTCGTCCACGATCCCGTCGCCGACCGCACCGAAATCCTTCACCGACAGGGCGTCGGCCAGCTTTTCCCGCACCGGGCGGCGCACCGCGCCGGCGCCGGGGGCGACGAAGGTGGACAGCGCCTCCTCGTCCACCGGCGGACGGGTGATCGGGTTGCCCAGCGTATCGAACGCTAGGAGCTGCCCCGCCCGCACCGCCCGCTCCGGCAACCGGTTGGAGGCCGGCAGGTCGGTGTCGGTGTAGCGCAGCATCAGTTCCTGATCGCCGGCCACCTGCTGGAGCGCGGCGGTGAGCTGGTCGAACTCCCGGTTCAGGCTGGAGGCCGGAAGCGGCCCGCTCTCCCGAAAGTCGCTCATCCGCTCGATGGGCAGGCGGCGGCGCAGCAGCACGGGCGTCCCGGCCTCCGGCGGTGTCGCGAAAGCCACGGTGCCGCCCGCGGTCTCCCCGGCGCCGCTCACCGCGTAGCCGGTGGTCTGCCGCGCCGCGCCCAGGAAGACCTGAAGGTCGCCGTCCTCGAAGACCGGAAACGGAAAGGTGAAGTCCGTCTGTACGCCGTCGGCAAGATACTGGACGCGCGGGTTGCCGCGCGGAACGTCGATTGCGCTGGGCATGGGTGCGCCCCTCCTGCTGGGTGGAACGAAGAGACTCGGCGGGGCGAAGCGTCAGTAGAAGCGGCTCATGAACTCCAGCCGCTGGCGCTCGGCGAGCTGCGCCTGTTCCAGCAGGTTGCGGCGGCGCACGCTGTCCACCTCCTGCTGGATGGCCTCGCGCTTCAGCCGGTCGGCGCTCTCCGCCTCCCCGCGCTCCGCAGCGCTGTCCTTGACGACGCCGAGCAGGATCGCCTCGCCGGAGCCGTCCGCCGCGCTGACCCCGTTGGAGCCGAGCGTGGCGCGGGTGCGCGCCACGGTGCGGCGCAAGGCGTCCACGCGCCGCCGCTCGTCGGATTGCGCGGCGGCGGACATCTGGGCCAGCCGCGTGCGGGCGTCCCCTTCCTTGTCCGCCAGCGTGGCGGCCTGCCCGGTACGGAGCTGTTGGGCGGCTAGGTTCTGGCTCTGCGCCAGCCAGTCCATCTCGCGGGCGCGCTGCCGCTCCGCCTCGGCGCGGGCCTGCTCCTCCTTCTGGCGCTGAAGCTCCTGGTCCTGGCGGCGCAACTCGTCCTCGCGCTGCCATTGCAGGCGCTGCTGCTCCGTCTGATAGGCGTAGCGGCGCTCATCGGCGGCCTGCTGCCGGCGCGCGCTGTCCGAGGTGCCGGAGACGCGGTCCACCGTGTCGGCGACGGAGTTGGCCAGCGGCAGCGCCGTCGTGGCCAGGGTCGTGATTCCGCCCATCAGTCGTTCACCCTCAGTTCCATGGTTACGGACAAAAGCGTGAAGGGCAGCGGCGCGTCCTGCCGGATGCTCCACAGCGGCCGGTCGCTGTCGCGCCGCCAGCCCAGCGCCCGCAGCTTGCGGTCCCCGGAAACCAGCGCCGGAACGCCGCCCGCCGGCTGCGGCCCCGTCCGGTGCAGCGGCAGCTCCTGAAGGCCGCGCCCCAGGTCCGCGTGCAGCGCCGCCGTCTCCTCCAGCCGGAAGCCGACGGAGACCAGCCGCACCGCGTCGGTTCCGCCCGCCTGCCCGAACAGGCTGACCGGCAGCGGCTCGATGCGGTGGCTGTAGGGCAGCCCAGCCTCGACGTGGCGGGCCGGCGGGTCGAGCACGATCTTGCCGGCGGCGACGGTGGCGTCGGCGCGGACCGTCCCGTCGGCAACCACCGCGACGCTGCGCCCATCCAGATGGTCCAGCCCGCTCCACACCGCGGTCGGGGCGTCGTGGTCGCCGACCAAGGCGGCGTCGAGGTTCAGCCCGTCGTCGAAGCGCTCCACGCTCCACCGCCCGGCGCGGTCGACCAGCGCATAGACCTCGTCCCCGACCACCGCGACGGAGCGCACCGCCCCATCGGTCTCCAGCCGGGTCCAGGCGGTCACCTGCTCCAGCCGGTAGACGGTCAGGGCGCACAGCGCGCCGTCCTCCATCACCACGAACATCAGCCGGCGGCCCTGGTCGTAATCCTGGTCGCGCGGCCTCACCACCAGATGACGGGCCAGCAGCGCCAGATCGTTGGCCTGATAGGCGGCCTCGGTGTCGGTGTAGAGGAACTCGCGGATCTCCCGCCCGTTGCGCGACACGAACAGGGTGGCCCCGTCCACGTCACGCGGCGGGACGGAGCGGTCGACGGGGGAGCCGATGCGCGTCTGCCGGTGGACCTGGATGTTCTGCGGGGTCAGCGGATCGCCCGACACCATGTATTCCGCGCCCGAGGTGAAGACCTGGAGATGCCGCCCGGAGAAGACGGCGCGCACCGCGTTCACCTGATCGGACAGGATGCCGAATTCGATGGCCTCGTCGTCCTGCCCGGTGCCCAGGTCGAAGTTCCACAGGTCGGCGGAACGCGACAGCCACAGCCGGTTGGGCAGGTCGCGCGACCCGCCGATGACCAGACGGTCCTGATGGAAGGCCGCCGACACCGGCCAGCCGCGCAGCGGCGAGAAGGACTGCTCGTCCCAGGCCGTCGTCGCGGCGGTTCCCGCCAACGTCTCCAGCGCCGTCGCGGTGACCTGCGTCGCCGAGACCACCCCTTCCACGAGAAGCTGTTTGCCCTGGATGCGCAGGCGCGTGCCCTCCTGCTTCGGGTCGAAGACCGGAGCGGAGGCGGTCACCGTCACCAGCCCGTCGGTGCCCGACGGGGTCAGCGTCACGGCCGGGTCGGCGAAGCGGTAGAAGGGCATCGCCACCCGCTCCCCCTCTGCGACGTAGCTCCAGCCGGTCAGCGCCCAGGCGTCGGCGCCGCTGCGGGTCAGCTTGCGCGGCGGCACGTCGGGGTGGCAGACCAGCAGCGTGTCGGCGCTCTGCGTCCAGGTGATCTGGGGAAGCTGGGTGGCGGTCCACGGGGCCTCCACGCTGGCGATGGGCGTGTCGTTGCCGTAGACGTCGATCCGCCCCTCGGAGAAGACCAGCAGATAGGTCTGCTCGGTGTTGAACTCGAAGGCGACCAGCCGCCCGTCGCCGCGGGCCGGATCGACGAAGGCGAGGCCGGAGCGGCGCGTCACCCCGCCCGTCGGGTGGATGAACAGGTTGCGCAGCGCCAGCGCCCCGTTGTCGTAGGCGCGCAGGTCGCCGCGCCCGAGCAGCCGGCGGGAAATCTCCCCCGCCGTGAAGTTGGTCTTCACCTGACGAACCCGCGCCATCAGCCCCTCGCGTCGATCAAGGTGAAATCCTCGAAGCCCGGCTGGCTGTCCTGCAGGGCGTCGATCTGGCGGGCGCGGCGGAACTCGCTTTCGGCCAGCCGCTGCAGCAGTTCCGCCCGGCTCGTGCTCTCGGTCAGCGGGATGCAGAACTCCGCGGCCAGCCGGGCGATCAGCGCCTGATCGAAGAAGGCGGGAAAGTCCTCCTCCACCGGGCGCCCGACATAGGTCAGCACCACCGCGTCGGAGGCCGCGTGCAGCGCCCGCCCGGTGATGCGGTAGTCGAGCCCGCGGCCCCGCCCGCCCGCCCCGGCGCCGAGCGCGCGTAGGAAATCGGCGGGAAGCTGGAAGGCCACGCCGTAATCGGCGACCGGGTCGTCGGCCAGCCGCGCCAGCCGGGCCTGCCGGGTGGCGAAGCTCCAGGCGTTGGCGGAGAGCAGCGCGTCGCGCGCCGGCTCGAAAAGCGCCCCCGCGACCTCCGCCTCGGCGGTGCCCTCGTCGAAGGCGGTGATCGCCGTCGCCCCGATCTTGATGAGCGCGCGGCTGCACAGCCCGATAGCCGTCAATGCCATGGGATCGATCCTTCCGATCAGAAGTCGCCTTTCCCTCTCCCCCGGAGAGGGGGGAGAGGGAAAATCGTGCCAAGTCCGTCAGTCGGTGTTGGACGCGCCGAAGGGCGACAGGTTGGTGACGTCCACCACCCCCGCCGCGTTGGCGGCGACCACGAAGACGCCGGCGGCGGGCGTCCCGGCGGTGCCGGTGTTGGCCAGGATCATGTCGCCGCTGCGCAGCAGGTCGGACGCGCCGTTGAAATAGCCGCTGTTGTCCACCAGCGTGGCGGCGTCCGGCGTCGTGTAGTGCCACAGGGTGAAGCCGTTGGCGTAGGCGAGGACGCTCAGGTCCTTCGGAAGATAGGCCATGGGGAAAACTCCAGGTCGGGTCGTCGGCAGAGGGGCGTCAGGCGCCCAGGGTCAGGCGTCCGGGTCAGGCGTCCGGGTCAGGCTTCCAGGCAGCGCATGGTGACGACGCCCGCCGCGTCGATCAGGCCGGCGCCCTGCGACATCATGTTGTTGACGAAGTGCGCGGCCCGATCGCCGTGCCACGAGATGTCCGTCTTCACGTCGGAACCGGAGGCGTGGCCGATGGCCGTCTTGTGATACCAGTGGCACAGCCGCACGCCGCCCTCCGCCTTCAGGCCGGAATGGGGCATCCACAGCGTGCCCAGCCAACGCTTGGCCTGGGTGCCGCGCCAGGGCAGCTCGTCGGCGCCGACATATTCGGTGCTGGCGAACTCGTCGATGCCCAGAAGCTGGCTCCACTGCTTCCAGCCGACGACGGCATAGCGCTGGCCGTCGTCCGGCACGTCGGACTCGCCCAGCTTTTCGAAGGCCGTCAGCACCTTCGCCTTGGTCAGCCCGTCGCTGGACGCACCCGCGTAGTTGGTGGACCGGTTCAACTCGCCGAGGATGAGTTCGTCGGTCTTGCGGCCCAGCGCGTAGGCACCGGCGCTGGCGATGATCTGCCGCTCGTCGATGTTGGTCTTCAGCTCGTCCAGCCGATCGACCCAGTCACCGGCGTAGAAGTCGTAGAGGGTGCATTCGACCGGCGTGTGGTCCAGGTTCATCACCGGAACCGCGCCGTGGCGCGCCTTGGTCGAGGCGGTGCCCTTGCCGACCTTCTGGAAGACGGTGGAGGCGCCCTGGACGTTGTTCTTGGTGCGAACGTTTACCGTTCTGTTTTCATTGAGAAAAATGCCTCAGTTTACAGCGCGGTTTACAGCCCGGTTTTCCGCGTCGGAAACGGCACCGTATCGGCTGCGGCCTCCAGCTTCTTCATGGCGGACAGAGCGCGCTTCTTCTGTTCGGCTTCCCGCGTATAGCGCTCAACCTCCGACGCCGTGCGATGGCCGGTGATCGCCATGATTTCCCGATCGCTGCATCCGGCTTCGGCCAGCTTTGCCGCCGCCGTCTTGCGCAGACCGTGAAACTGAAACGGGATGTCCAGCTTGCGTTTGATCTTTGCCCACTCGCACTTGAAGCCGTTCATCGTCCAAGGCTTGCCGAAGCTATTCGCCAGCACGGTGACAGCGACGCGCGGGTCTTTCTTCCAGGTGTCCAACTCGGCTTTAAGGGCCGGGTGGCACGGTATGTAAAGCGGCTCCTTGGTCTTCTGCTGGATGACCGAGATGCCTTGTCCGTCGTAGGCGCTCCATCGCATCGACAGGCAGTCGCTGATTCGTTGGCCGGTGTAGAGGCCGAGTACCAGCGCGCGCCGAAGCTGTTCGGGCATCTCGGCCATGGCCTTCGCCAAGGCATCGTCCGTCCAGCGCTTCCACTCCCCGCCCTTGAGCCGGGGGACACGAAGCGCAACGTTCACCTCCACTCCGTCGATCTCGCGGTCCACCGCATAGGACATGATCCGCGAGATGGCGGTAAGCATCTGGTTGGCCAGACCGGGGGTCTCAGAAAAGTAGTCCCGAAAGATCAGGACGTGTCTGCGCTTGAATTGGGACACGCGCACCGCAGCGACATTGTCGGGCGCGGTCTCCATATTCTTGATTGCTCGGGCGTATATAAACTGCGTGGCCGGAGCGAGTTGCTTGAACTCCGGGCTCTTCTGGTACTCATCGAACAACGCGCCCATCGAGCCGTGCGGGTGCCTCGTGGCCGCAGACCCAACGGGTTGCAGCGTCACCGGGTCCAGCGGCTTCCGTGAGTATCGATCGTAGAAATATTCCCTAACGGTGCCGTCCGCGAGGCGCTTTCGCACCTTTTGGACGTTTTTGGGAAGCGATTGCATTGAACACCTTGTCTGCGAACTGCGCATCATCAGTATTACGGACTTGCCCGAGCGCGGCGTCAACTGCGAGTCGGTCGTAGCGAGGAAGGCGCGGGGTCAGATAGACCGGGGGCGGCAATTTGCCCTGCGCTTCGAGGGACCGCACCGTGTCCTCGCTGACACGCAGTTCCTTCGCCAGTTCGCTCCGGGTCATCCAGCGGGCGAGGGCATCGCTCATGACAGCAAGGCCTCCATGTCCTCTTCCTCCTCCAGCCGGGCGCGCAACGTGGCGGCCAGTCGGGCGAGCGTTTCGGTCGCCGCGGTCTCGCGGATCAGCTCGCGCTCTTCATGCAGGGCGACGGCGAAGGGGCCTTCCCGGTCGATCCCGCTCGACAGCAACCAGCCGGCCGGGAGCGGCTTGCCCGCGGCGTCCAGAGTTTCCGTGTAGGCCGTCGGGAGCCACACGGTGCCTTTCTTGGTGCCCTCCGGGCGCAAGTCGGGGCCGAACTTCTCGAAGGCGAAGCGGCTGGCGGCATCTCCGTCGCCCAGCGCATAGGCCACAATCCGGCTGAGTTTCAGCCCGCCGGCCTGGGCGGCCAGCACGGCGTCAAGGGCTTCACGAAGCGTGGTCATGCCAGCAGGGCCTCCAGTTCGGCGTCCAGATCCGCGAGGTTCTTGACGGCTTGGCGGAAATAGCTGTCCTTCAGCTCGAACCCGATGCCGCGGCGGCCCATGTTGGCCGCGCACCACACCTCGGACCCGATGCCCGCGAAGGGCGTAAGCACCACGTCGCCCGGATTGCTCCAGAGGTCGATGCACCGCTCGATCACGTCGAGCTGGAGGGGCGAGATGTGCTGTTCGTCCTTCTCGTCGCGGGCCGACCGGTACTGCAGGGTCCGTGTCTGCCGGATATCGGTCCAGACGGGCGAGGCGTAGCGCTGCCAGATCAGGATGGACCGCCACGTCTCGAAGGGCCAAACCGCCCTGTCCTCGGCGCGCAGCTTGGCGGCGTGCGCCTCCCAGGCCGTATAGGACACGTCCAGCTCCTCGTCGCCCACCCAGGCATCGAGCATGCCGCTGATCGGCTCCAGGTTGTCACCGGGCTTGCGGAAGGTGACCGCGTAGTCCGGCAACCCTTGGCCGCTGATCGCGCTGTCCTTGCAGAGCTGCTTGTGCAGAAGGCGGATGGACTTCGTGCGCTGCTGGGCGACGACGGGGTCCTTCCAGATGCAGACCTCGCTGTGCATGATCCAGCCGGCGGCTTGGTAGGTCCGCACCACGTCGCCCCGGAAGTCCCGCATGCCGATGAAGCCGTCGCGGGCCTTCGATGTCGGGAGCTGCATGACGTGGACGCTGTGCAGCCGGCCCGGCATCGTGACACGGAACAGCTCCCGAATCAGGAAGCCGTAGTGCTCCCAGAACAGCGCGCCCTCGCCGTTCGAGATGTCCCGGTCCGAGTTGCTGAACTTGTAGAGCCCTTCGAACGGCGGGGAGTGGATGCCGAAGTGGATGCTGTTGTCCGGGATGGCCCGGATCAACTCGCAGGCGTCGCCGTGATACAGCGCGTAGTTGTCGGTCACGACTTGGTTGAGGGCCTTGATGGCGGGGTGCATCACGCACCTCCTGCGGAGGGGACGGGAGACAGGGCGGCGCGGGCGGCGTTGAGCGCTGCCTCTTCCGGCCCCGTTAGCGGTTGCTCGAAGGCTTTAGCGCACTTCTCCAGAGCCTCCCGCAGTTGGGTGGCGCGGGCATCTGCGACTTCGCGCCCCTTATTCGCCGCAGCCGCCTTGCGCCGCAGCCGGTCGATCACGCCGGGCCAGTTTCGCGGGTCTGCCTCGGACTTCATCTCGTCCAGCTCGCGCTGGAGACGGTTGGCCCGGTCGAGCACGGCTGGTAGGTCGTAGGTGTCCTTGCCCAGGAGGATCACGTTCCTGGCCTCGGCTCGCTGGGCACGCTCCACGGCATCGGCGGCGTCACGGCGGGTGATGCGGGTCTCCGCCTCCAGCTCCGCGACGCGCGCGGCCAGCCTGCGCATATCGCCACCATGGGCCTGGACGATATCGTCAATAGCCCTCTGATGGGCTGCGGCTTGCAAAATCCCGGAGCGGTCGAGTTGGGCGATCAGTTCGGCCTTGGCCGCGGCATCCTCGTTCAGTGGGGCGGTGGTGCCGGCCTGCGCGTCGAGGACATACCTCGGTCCATGATGGCACGGGGCTTCGTCCTCAATGCAGTCGCAGGGCGGGCGTATGTTGGTCTGAGGGGCCATCGCAGCATTGGGCGATCTGTTGAATACCTTCGACATCACGCAGCCTCATTCATCAGCCAGCCCGGCAGACGCACAGGCTGGAGGGGTTGGTAATCGCCGCGGTCACGAGACGCGGCGCGGATCGTGTCGGAGGACAGGGCGGCCATGTGGGCCACCATCATCTCGGCCATGCGGTCGGCATCGGCTTCCTTGCGCGCCAAGTTCTCGACCACGGCGCCCTCGACGTCCGCGGCGATCAGGTGCGCCGTCACGGGCCGGGTTTGGCCGAAGCGCCAGAACCGCCGGATGGCCTGATAGAGCTGTTCGAAGCTGTCGTTCAGCCCGACGAAGCCGGTATCGGCGCAGTGCTGCCAGTTCATGCCGAAGCCGCAGATGGACGGTTTGGTGATGAGGTGCCGAATCCGGCCTTGGCTGAAGTCGATGAGCTTCCGCTCCTTCACGCTCTCCGGGTCGGAGCCGCGCACCTCGACGGCGCCGGGGATCGCGGCGGCCAGGGCGGCGCTTTCGTCATTCAGGTTGCACCACCAGACGAACGGCCGGTCACCCGGCGTGATCGCCGCGGCCTTGGCGACGCGCGCCTCCAGCGTGTCCCGCCGGGCGGCCAGCCGCTCGCGCAAGGTCCGCGCGATCGCACCGCCCGTCTCGACAGTGTGCTGGACCTGCCGCAGCTCGGGCAGCCGGTACGCCCCGTCCGGATAGCCCAGGTCGGACGGCTTGCGGAGCATGACGGCCCAATGGCACATCCAGCGCCAGAACTCCGATTCGGCATGGCCCTTCAGGCGCCATTTCTGGGTGTCGCCGCCGTCGTGCACGAAGAACGTGGCGAGCATGTTGTGGTAGGGCATGACGCCGAGGAATTCGGCATGGTTGCCCAGCTCCATGAAGTCGTTGGGCGCGGGCGTCGCGGTGGCCGCGAGCCGGTACGGGATGCGGCGGCACGCCTCGATGAGCTGGTTCCGGTAGTGGCCGGCGAAGCTCTTCAGGATGCTGCTCTCGTCCAGGACCACGCCGCCGAAGTGGCTCAGATCGAAGTGCTCGATCTTCTGGTAGTTCGTGACGTTGACGCCGGGCGCCACCTCGGACTGGCTGGCAACCTGCCACGCGGGCAGATCGAACTTCGCGGCCTCGCGCACCATCTGCGCGGCGACCGCCAGCGGAGTGAAGACCAGCACGTCACGGCCCGTCGCCTCGTGCACGGCGTTCGCCCATGTCAGTTCCATGAGCGACTTGCCCAGGCCGGTCCCGGCGAACAGAGCGGCACGCCCACGACGGAGCGCCCAGCGCACGAGGTCGCCCTGGTGCGGCATCAGCACGTCCGGCAGGTCCGGGATCTCGGCGAGACCCGTCGGCGGGTCCACGATGGCCTTACGGCGCAGAAAGTCGGCGTAGGCGTCCATCAAAAGAAGTCCTCCGGGGCGGAGTGGTGCGCGCTTGTCGCACCAGCCGGCAGCGGGCGCTCATGGCCGCGCCGAACGGGACGGGATTGGGTGGAGCAGAACGCCTCCAGGGCGTCGGCAAGGGCGGAGGGGGAGCGGGCCTGCCCGGCGAGATGCAGCGCGGCGGCCTTCCACAGCGCCAGCAGCGTCTCGCTCACGAGTTCCCCCTCAAGGGCGAACACAGCGGCGCGCAGGCGCTCGGCAGCGGTCGCCGGGTCCGGGAAGGGCTTGCCGACATAGAGGCCCGCCGCGATGATGAGTTCAGTTTCGGGAGACAGGCGGCGCGGGGCGTCCATGGCTTCACCGATGCGCGAACCAGACGCGGCGCACTTCGGCCGCGTACTGGGTGTTCAGTTGAATGGCGGCCTCAACGGTGCAAAGCACGTCCGACCAGATGATCCGCCGGCGAGGATGCTTCCGCTTGTGCCCAAGGGCGCCCAGGGCCTCCTCGTACACGGCGCCGGCGGTCTTCGGCGTGCTGGTCATGTAGTTGAAGGCGAGGAGCTTGGCGTCTTCTGGGGACATGGCGGCACCAAGGGAGAATGTGTGGGGCGACGGAGCGCCCCACGAGGCGGGAGGAACTACGAAAGCATCTCGTCAATCAGGGCCAACTCGTAGAGTTCGAGCGTGGCGTCCTGTTCCTGGCGATCCGCCTTGTCCATCTTCCGGCGACGTATCGCCATGCGGATGATCTTCGTGTCGAAGCCGGTACCCTTGGCCTCGGCGTAAATCTCCTTGATGTCCTCCTGGAGACCGCGCTTCTCCTCCTCCAAGCGCTCGATGCGCTGAACAAAGGACCGCAGGCGATCCGCGGCGATACCGCCCACATCAGCGCCCGAGTTGTGCCCAGTGCCCGGCTCGGTCATGGATCAGTCCTCCACCAGTTCGAACCCGGCTTCGGTGAGCCGGTAGAACTTCCCGGCCTCGATGCCCTCAGCTCCAACCTTGGCCGTCCGGACATCGAGGACGTTGCCTTCGTCGTCGCGGCGAGCCAGGACAATCCAGCCGGTTTCGGAGGCGCGGGCCTTCCCTTCGTATCCGAGCGCGCAGGCAATGCTCTGTTCGCCCGTGGCGGACGCCGCGCCGCGGTTGCCCGTGGCGGACGCCGCGCCGTAGTCGCCCGTGGCGGACGCCGCGCCGTAGTCGCCCGTGGCGGACGCCGCGCCGTAGTCGCCCGTGGCGGACGCCGCGCCGTAGTCGCCCGTGGCGGACGCCGCGCCGCGGTTGCCCGTGGCGGACGCCGCGCCGCGGTTGCCCGTGGCGGACGCCGCGCCGTAGTCGCCCGTGGCGGACGCCGCGCCGTAGTCGCCCGTGGCGGACGCCGCGCCGTAGTCGCCCGTGGCGGACGCCGCGCCGCGGTTGCCCGTGGCGGACGCCGCGCCGTAGTCGCCCGTGGCGGACGCCGCGCCGCGGTTGCCCGTGGCGGACGCCGCGCCGTAGTCGCCCGTGGCGGACGCCGCGCCGTAGTCGCCCGTGGCGGACGGGCCTTCTTCCCACTTCGCTCGGTCGAAGACCCACTTCACCGCGCGCTGAATGAGGTCCGGAAGCTTGATTTCCGCCTCGATGGTGATTCGGGCTGCGGCGATCTTGGTGTCGTCCCCGTCCCTGTCCGTGTCCCCCGCCAGAGTGACGACGGCGAAGCGGCTGGTGGCCGGCGCGTAGTAGCGGAACACGTCCAGCGGGAACTCGCAGGCATGAAAGCCCGAAGCGCAGGCTTCCACGCTGCCAACGTGCTCAAAGGTCTTGCCGACTTCGAACTGGTAGCCGCGGCACTGGAGGTTTTGGTCAAAGCCCTTGAAGGCGGGGACCGTGCCCTGTTCATTCGACATTACGGCATCCCTTACGCCAGGAGGTCGTCGAGGTCGTCACCGGACGAGCCGCCGCTGTCCACGGCGTCGAACTCGTCATCGGCGGACGCGCCACCGCCCAGCCGTTCGCCATCCGCGATCTTCTGGACGTTGCCCAGGCCGAAGCTGAAACCCTTGTTGCCCTTGTTCTCGTAGTAGTAGGGCTTCTCCAGGGTCGCGCGGACGTAGCAGCCCGAGTAGCATTCATCCTCGGTCAGGTCTTCCTTGCGGCGCCCGATGACCTGAGGCTTGAACTTCGTCTTGACGTTCAGATAGATCGCGCCCTCTTCGTACCCGCTGTACTTGGCGGCCTTCTTGTCCGCCTTCTGGAACGGGTTGCGGTAGTCGGAGGGGTCCGCGTTCTTGGTCTTCTTGAACGTCTCGTCCCGGACGTCCTTGTAGGCCTCCAGCAACGCGCGGAATTCCGGGGTGGCCTGGGCCTCCTTGTCGAAGACCAGCGTGCACGAGAACATCAGCTTGCCGCTGTCGTTGGGCTTGGCCGTGAACAGATCGGCCGCCCAGAGCAGGCGGGCCTTCGGGGTGAGGATGCGCTTCTTGTCGGACATGACTTTGGTTCCTTTGGTCGCTTAATCGGTGATGGCGTCGAACTCGCTGGCGGCGGTGCCAGCCCCGGTGATCGCCTGACGGGGGTCTTCGTCGCGGGCCAGCGACGGGGCGGCCCGCGGGGTGATGGTGAGCCCGGCGAGCTTGGACTTAGCTTCCTTGGTGAAGCCCTTGACGCCCTGCGCCTTGAGCAGCGCGCCGACGGCCTTCTCGGCCTGGGCGGGCGAAATCACCTTGCGCGGGGCGTAGTCGTCGTCGGCCAGTCCCAGCTCGTCTAAGACGATCGCGGCTTCCACCTCGTCCGCCCATACCCGGCGCCCGAGGCCCTGCACCAGCTTGTAGCCGGGCACCGCGCCGCCGGAGTTCAGCAGCCCGAAGGCGTAGGCGCGCACGGCTTTGAGCCACGTCTCCAGGATGTCCGCTCGGTCCAGCACGAACGCCAAGCGCTCGGGGGACAGGGTGGACGGGTCGGGCACGGTGGGTTCCGCGTCGACGGGAAGCTCATCGAACTCGGCGACGGCGAGCGCCTTGCTCTGGTGCTCCAGCTCGGGGCAGAGGTGCGCCGCGGGGCAGAACCCGCAGTGCCCGCCGGCGGCGAGCTTGGGGATCTGCACGGTCGTGGCTTCCGCCGCGTCCAAGAGGTCACTGGACCACTCCACGAGGTCCAGCACGTCCACGCGCTCCCAACGGATCTTGCCGTCCTTGTGGAAGGCGCGGGGCTGGACGACGTAGAGGTGCACGTATTCGGGCTGTACTCCCTCGCCGGCCAGCGTCTCCAGAGCGCCGAGGGCGTAGTAGCGGAGCTGGGTGTTACCGCGCACCTCGACCGGGACGCCCTTGCCGTGCTTGTAGTCGGCGACGTAGAGCCACTTCAGCTCGGGCTTCCAGATCAGGATGTCGCAGGTGCCGAACATCGCGACGTCCGCCGCCGCGAGGGCCGGACGGGCGTGGGCCAGCGGCGTGAGATCGAAGCGACGTTCCAGGTACAGGACGTCGCCCGGCTCCATGTTGCCGCGCACCCAGTCGATGGCGGTTTGGATGGCCTCGGCCATCTCTTCGTCCACCTCGAACCCCTCGGGGAACTCGGCACACTTGCCAAAATGGCGGCCGGTCATCTCGATCGCGTCATGCCCGCCGGACAGACACAGCTCCAGCGCCTCGTGAGCCGCCGTGCCCTCCGCCGCATACTGGCTGGAGGTGTTCGGGATGCCGTGCGACAGGGCCACGGAGCCGGGGCATGCCATCCAGCGATACGCCCCGGAGGCGCCGAGCGTGGCGTGCGCCCGCACGCTGTGCCCGGCGTCGGGGGGCGCGGCGCCCCCCTCGCACAGGACGGCCATCAGATCGGCTTGCCGGCCAGGACGGCCATCAGCTCGCCGAACTGCTCCGGCTTGATCTCGCTGGACTTGCCGACCTTCAGGTGATTGAGGACGGCGCGCGTCGCCGCGGAGCCGGCCTTGATCGCCCAGTCACGGAACGCCTTGTTGATCTGGTCCTGGGTGTAGGTGGTGGAATAGCAGGCGTCCCACGGGTTCTTGGGCGCTTCGGGCTCCGCCGGGGTGTCGTCCAGCATCGCCAGCACGTCGTCTTCATCCGTCGGCGCCGGGGCGGGCTCCGGCGTCGCGGCGGCGGGCTGGGCGGTGGTGTTCTTGGCGGCCTCAGCGGCGGCGTTGTCCGCCTCGATCTCGGCCTTCGTGCGGCGCTTGCGCTTGGTCGGTTCGTCTTCGCCGATGGCCGGGGAGTCCGCGGCGGGCGTCAGGGCGGTGGTGCCGAAGAGCGCGCCGTGCAGGGCGGCGACGGTGGCGCGGAGGACCGGAACGTCGTCCGGGCCGGTGAGGGTCATGTTCAGCATGAGTTTCAGGCTCACTTTTGCGGGTTGCAGGGTGGGTGTCAGAGGTGCCGCGAGCGTCCAGCGGATCTGCTGGAAGGGGCTCGCGTCTTCCCACGGAAGCGGTTCGTCCATCGGGTCCAGGCCGGCGGCGTTCAGCCGGGCGCAGTAGGCGTCATCGATGAGCCGCACCGCCGTGGTGCGGAAGTCCGAGGGGGCGGCGAGCAGCCAGGGCTTGCCCGCCACGAGGTCCGGCCACGCCTCGACGGGCTCCGCGCCCATGTCGCTCATCAGGACCAGCAGCCGCTTGCCGTCCTCGGTCTCCGCCAGGGTGGCGAGCGTCCGCTCGCGCTCCTCCTGGGCGATCCGGGCAAGCGCCCGCGCCTGACGGCGCTGTTTGTCGAGGCGTTCCTTGTTCACGACAGCATCGCCGCCATGTCGGTATCGAGGTGCCGCACGCCCCACAGGGCCAGGAGGGCGGCCTCGGCGCGGCCGTCGTGCTTCTTCAGGGGCCAGTTGGAGGCGTAGGCCGGCAGCAGCTCGGAGGCGCGGGCGCGAGCGGCGGTCTTGTCGGCGGGGACGCGCAGTGTGCGCTTCCATTCCGCCGGACGGACCAGCGTGATCGGGATGTGCAGGGTGGTCAGCACGCCCCGGATGCCGCCCCAGGTCGCACCGAACTTGAAGGCCCCGACGGCGCCCTCACCGGGCATCGCGCCGACTTCCTCCAGGATGGCGTCACAGGCTTCGGAGGTGTGGCCGTCCAGCAGGTCACGCAGCCGGGCCAGATCCAGTTCGCGGCGCACCTTGGCCGACTTGCCCTTGCCCACCACCTTCTCGACCACGGGCAGGTCGTAGATCGTCATGTTGCGCAAGGTGCCGTCCAGATAGCGGGCCTTGGCGATGGCGCCGGTCAGACCCGGATCGATGGCGAAGATCACGGACATGCGGGCTCCTGCGCGTCGGGCGCGTGGATCATTTCGTTGAAGGAGACCTGACCGCCCGTGGCCGCAGAGATGCGGAGGGCGATGTCAAGCCGGGGGATGCGCTGGAACCGCCTGTAACGGTTGACAGCCTTCTGACTGGTGTTGACCTCAGCGGCGAAAGCCTCCTCCGTCCGACCAGTCTGTTTAAGCCATGCATCGAGCGTCATGCCTATTGGTCTAACGCGAGACCCGATGGACTGGCAAGATGGTTTTATCGAAACCGCTAGACTTTCTAAGACCAATCGGTTTTAATGAGCCTATGACGAAGCTCAAGGAAATCAGGGAGGCCCGCGGGCTCTCTCAGGAGCAGGTCGCCGAAATGGCCGGCACCTCTCAGCCCCAGATCTACAAGCTGGAGAAGGGCCTCCGGAGCATGACGCTCGACTGGGCGGCCAGACTGGCCCCCGTCCTCGGCGTACCTGTCAGTGCGCTTTATGAGTTCACCGGTGGCCCGGACGGCGGTGTCGACATCGTTTCGACGATCAAAGGCGAGACGATCCCGCTAATCCAGGTCAAGCACAGCTCGACCGAACCGCGTCCGCCCCTGGAACGCGTAACGATGCCTGTTTACGCCGAGACTTGGCGCGGTCTGGCCGAAGAGCCGATTGATGAGATCGCTCGGCCTGCAAATCTCACGACGGCTCGCGGTCCCTACGCGCTGCAGGTCACCAGCGAGACGATGATGCCCCGTTTCAGACCGGGCCAGATCCTGCACGTCGCACCGAAGAAGCCGCCTGTTCCTGGCGCAGGCGTGGTCGTGCAGATGCAGGACGGCGAGATGCGGCTGGCGGAATTCGTGCGCCGGACTGCCGACGGCTTCACCCTTCGCGAATACCACCCGGAGCCGCGCGAGTTCCAGGTCTCCCAAACCGAGCTGGACGGGAACCCGCATACCGTGGTCGGACTGACCGAACCATTATAAGACCAATCGGATTTAAAACCGTGTGGACGTGAAAGACCATATGGATTAGCGTCTCCTTCGAACCCAACGAAGGAGGCACGCCGTGTCCAAGCGCACCCACCCGCCTTTCTGCTCCTCGCCGCCGCTCCGTCGCTTTGACACCCTGACCGAAGAGGGCGCCCGCCGCCTCGCCACCCAGATCAAGGCGGCCTGGGCGAAGGTCGGCTACGATGTCAAGACGTCCGTCGAGCGTGGCATCGGCTTGGACGGTGTGCCCGGCGGCTACTTCGTCGTCCGCTCCGACCTCTTCCGCGGCATGCCCCGCCGGCGCTTTCCGCAGGGCGCGGCCTGATGCGCCGCGCCCTTAACTTCGTGGCGGCCTTCAGCGCCTTGGGCCTGATCTGGACCGCCCACTATGCCGTGCTGGTGCTGCAATGAGCGCCCGTCGCGGAGACTGGATGCAGACGGCGACCGGCCGGCTGTTCTGGCCGCTCGATCCGCGCCCCAGCGAGGTCTACATCGAGGACATCGCGCACTCGCTGGCCCACCAGTGCCGCTATGCCGGTCACTGCCTCAGCTTCTACAACGTCGCCCAGCACAGCGTGATCGTCTCTGACGCCCTGCCGCCGGAGTTCGCGCTGTGGGGCCTCCTACACGACGCCAGCGAGGCCTACCTCGTGGACGTGCCGCGCCCGGTGAAGCCGTTCCTGCCCGGCTACAAGGACGCCGAGGCCGCCGTGATGCACGCGGTCTGCGTCCGCTTCGGCCTGACGCTGGAGATGCCCAAGACGGTCAAGGTGGCGGACGAGCGCGTGCTGGCCGACGAGAAGCACCAGCTCATGGCGCCCTCCGTGGTTCCATGGGCGCTGCGCTACCCGCCGCTCGGTGTGCGGATCGCCCCGCTGCCTCCTGAAGAGGCCAAGGCCCTGTTCCTGGCCCGGTTCCGCGAACTGGCGCCCAAAGAGCCATGAGCCGCATCCTCCACCTCGACTTCGAGACGCGCAGCACCGTCGACCTGCGCAAGTCGGGCGTCTACCGCTACGCCGAAGACGCAACGACGGATGTCTGGTGCGCCTGCTTCGCCGTGGACGAGGAGCCGGTGGATGTATGGACGCCGGACCGGCCGGTCCCCGAAGCCTGGGCGCGCGCGTGCGCCGAGGGCTGGGAGATCCACGCTCATAACGCCCAGTTCGAGCGCGTGATCGTCACCCGTCTGTTGGCCCCGCGCTACGGCTGGCCGGTGCCGCGGCTGGAGCAGTGGCACTGCACGGCCGCGATGGCCGCCGCGATGGCGATCCCCCGGTCGCTGGAGGAAGCCCTGCGCGTCATGGGCGTGCCGGTCCAGAAGGACATGGAGGGCTACCGGCTCATGATGCAGATGGCCCGCCCGCGCAAGCCGACGAAGGACCATCCGGGCCTGCGTTGGTGGGACGAGGAGCCTGCCAAGGTCGAACGGCTCATCGCTTACTGCAAGGTAGACGTCGAGGGCGAGCGCGCCCTGGGTCTCCGGCTCCGCCGCCTCTCCCCGGAGGAGCGCGCCGTCTATCTGCACGACCAGCTCATCAACGACCGCGGAATCAAGCTGGATCTTGGGCTGGTGCATGCCGCGCGCGAGCTGACGGCGAACGCCCAGGCCATGCTGAACAAGGAGCTGGAGGAAGCCACCTCCGGATGGGTGGCCGCCGCGACCAAGGCGAAAGACCTGACCGCGTGGCTGGCCGCCGAGGGGATCGAGGCGGACAGCGTGGCGAAGGCCGCCGTGCGCTCCATGCTCGCCGACCCGGACACGCCCGACATCGTGCGCCGCGCCCTGGAGATTCGGCAGGAGGCCGCCAAGTCCTCGACCGCCAAGCTGTCCGCCATGCTGCACGCCGTCTGCGCCGACGAGCGGGTGCGCGGCCTGCTGCTCTATCATGGCGCCGGCACGGGCCGATGGGCCGGGAAGCTGGTGCAGCCGCAGAACTTCCCGCGGGCGAGCGCGAAGGAGGACGTCATCCAGTTCATCCTCCAGTGCGCGGACGCGGCGCTGGTCTCGATGATGCTGGGCGCCCCGCTCGCCATCGTGGCCTCGCTGCTCCGCCCCTGCCTGATCGCGGCGGAGGGGCACGACCTCGTGGCCGCCGACTATTCGAACATCGAGGGCCGGGTGACGGCGTGGCTGGCTGGCGAGACCTGGAAGCTCCAGGCGTTCCGCGACTACGACACCATCACGGGCTACACGCCCGACGGCAAGGCGGAGCGCAAGGGGCTTGACCTCTACGTCCTCGCCTACGCCCGCTCCTTCTCGCTCGATCCTTCCGAGGTGGACGACCAGAAGCGCCAAGTCGGCAAGGTCATGGAGCTGTCCATGGGCTTCCAGGGCGGCGTCGGGGCCTTCCAGAACATGGCGTCCAACTACGGGGTGAAGGTGCCGGACGAGGAGGCGGACCGCCTCAAGCGCGCGTGGCGCGACGCGCACCCTGCCGTCGTCCAGATGTGGCGCGACCTGGAGGCCGCGGCGCTGGAAGCCGTGCGCAACCCTGGTGCCGTGGTCCGGTGCCTGCGCGGGCGCATCGCCTTCCGCGTGAAGGGCGGCTTCCTGTGGATGGTCCTGCCGTCCGGGCGCCCGCTGGCCTATGCCTCGCCCCAGGTCGAATGGGCCGAAATGCCCTGGACGGACGAGGTGTGGCACCCCTGCCCCAACGAAGACGAGGCCAAAGAGCGCTATGGCGCCGCGCTCCTCGAATACGATGCCGATCGGCGCCGCGCCCTGGTGGAACAGCCCGCCATGAAGGAGGCGGTGACCTTCTGGGGCCAGGACAGCAAGACGCGGAAATGGTCGAAGCAGAAGGGCTATGGCGGCCTCTGGACCGAGAACGCCGTCCAGGCCACCGCCCGCGACGTCATGACCAACGGCATGCGGCAAGCGGAGGACGCCGGTTATCCCGTCGTCCTGACCGTCCATGACGAGGTGGTGACGGAGCCGCCGGAGGGCCACGGGTCCGTCCAGGAGTTCGAGGCCATCATGTGCAACCTGCCGGCCTGGGCGGCGGGACTGCCCGTCGCTGCGGCTGGCTGGCGGGGCAAGAGGTACCGGAAATGACCGGACCCCGCGCCTACTACAACGAATTTGACGCCGGCGCTGCCGAGTGGCTGCGCGAACTGATCGCCGAAGGGCTGATCGCTCCGGGCGACGTGGACGAGAGGAGCATAGCGGATGTCCAGCCCGACGACCTGCGCGGGTACACGCAGTGCCATTTCTTTGCCGGGATCGGCGGCTGGAGCTACGCGCTGCGCCTCGCCGGCTGGCCTGACGACCGGCCCGTCTGGACCGGGTCCTGCCCCTGCCAGCCCTTCTCCGCCGCCGGCAAACGGAAATGGTGCCCTCAGTGCCTCAGCAATGACGCCGTGCCTGGGGATCGGTCAGGCGTATTCCGCTGCTGCCGTTGCGGGCACGAATGGGTCGCCGACGGTCGCCACCTCTGGCCCGAGTTCCGACGCCTCATCGCCAAGCGCCGCCCTCCAGTCGTCTTTGGAGAGCAGGTTGCGAGCAAGGATGGGCGGGCTTGGCTCGCCGCTGTTCGTGCTGACCTGGAAGCACTGGGACATGCCGTCGGGGCCGCCGATCTGTGCTCTGCGAGCGTCGGCGCCCCGAACATCCGGCAGCGCCTGTGGTGGGTGGCCGACGCCGACGCGGGCGGACGCGGCGCGTTCCCCGTCGCAGGAATTCAGCACCCCCAACATCACGCTGAACCACGCCGCAGTGCTGGCGTCCCCTTGGCCTACCCCAGCGGCCCGCGACTGGAAATCGTCGGCGAGCAACATGCACGGGCAGAACGCCCGACCGTTGAACGAGGTGGCGCGCTTGGCGGGGTGGGTGACGCCCCGGGCGAACGACGGGAAGGACGGAGCACTTTCCAGGGACCAGGCGCGCGGGGTGAACATGCCGGAGCAGGCGGCGTTGGTGATGGCGGGGTGGCCGACGCCGGACACGGGCCGGGAGGAGAGCCTGGAGAGCTTTCAGCGCCGGGTGGAGCGCATGAAGGAGAGGCACCCGGAGAAGGGCGGCATGGGGTCTACGGGGCCGCTGCACATCGCGGCGCAGCTCGCGGCCCCTGGTCCACTCTCGACTGGCTCCCCTGCCGAGACGGGAAAGCCCGGCCAGTTGAACCCGGCACATTCCCGCTGGCTCATGGGGTACCCGGCCGCGTGGGACTCCTGCGGGGCTACGGCAATGCGATCAATCCGTGGGTCGCGGCGGAGTTCATCGGGGCGTTCCTCGACTGCCCAGGAGATGTGGGAGCTGATCCAGATGCTCTCCTGACCCTTGATCCCGAACTCGCCTTCCTGCTCTCCTGACAGGTGCCAGATGACTGCCCGCCTCCACGTTCTTCCGACAACGCGCGACGCGGCCAATGCCTACGTGACGCAGCACCACAGGCACAACAAGCGGGTTCAGGGCCATCGCTTCGCTATCCAAGCAGTGTACAGCGGCGCACTCGTTGGCATCGCGATCGTCGGAAATCCAGTGGCGCGACCGCTCAACGATGGCCTGACGGCGGAGGTGACACGGTGCTGCACCGATGGCGGGCGGCACCGAATCCGCGACCGGTGGGGCAACGTCCATACGCTGCCCGTCTGCTCCTTTCTGTACGGACGGTGCTGGCAAATCTGGCGCGCCATGGGCGGGCGCCGGATTGTGACTTACACGCTCCAGGAGGAGCAGCAGACCAGCTTGAAGGCGCTTGGCTGGCGCTGCGTCGCAGAGTTACCCGAGCGCGCCGGCACCACCTGGGATAACCGGCCCGGACGTGCGCGCCAAGAAGTCAGCGGTGCCGCCAAATTCCGCTGGGAGCAGTGCCTCGACGGGCCTGATCCGATGGCGGATCTCGATCTCGAATTCATGCTCTCCTGACAGGTGCCAGATGACCAGCTATAGCGCTTGGTTCGCCGCCGGTTTCCGCGACCTGATTTCCGTCGTGCCGCCGGGCGCCCCGCTGTCGGAGCGCACGAAGCTCCGCCCAGATGACCGCGGCAAGGTGCCCGGCCTTCATGGACACCACGGCTGGTACGGCTTCGACTGGATGAAGCACGAGGCGACCGCCGAGGACGTGGCGACCTGGGAGGGCTGGAAGGCCAACCTCGGCCTTCGCGCCACCCGCTTCCCGGCGATTGACATCGACGTCACGGACCTGGAGATTCGCGACTTCATCCAAGGGCTGGCCGATCGGCACCTCGGTCCGGCGCCAGCGCGTACCGGGCGCGCGCCCAAGCTGCTCCTGGTCTACCGTCTGGCTGAAGGCCAGTCTCCCATGGTCCGCCGCCGGCTGCGCTTCAAAGGGCCGGACGGGCGCGATCATCTGGTGGAGCTGCTGGGCCACGGCCAGCAATATGTCGTGGAGGGCATCCACCCCGTCACGCGCAAGCCCTACACCTGGGACGCGCATCCTGCCGAGCGCGGGGCGGACGCCCTGACGCCGATCACCCACGCCCAGCTCGACACGTTCGCGCAGGACATGGAAGACCTCCTCGACTGCATCGGCTGCACGGACCTGCATTGGGAGGGATCGGGCGACGAGGTGAAGGACCGCGAGGCCATCGTGCAGGACGAGCTGAAGGCCCCGAGCCTCGATGCCCTGACCGACGCCGTGTCCCGCATCCCCAACGACAACACCCAGTTCCCCAGCCGCACCGACTACCTGCGCATGGGCTGCGCCATCAAGGCGGCAGGCGCCGACGATCCGGACCGCGCCATGGAGGTGTGGGAGGAATGGGCCGCGCGCTGGGAGGGCAACGAGGCCATCGCGGGCAACGACCCCATCGAGGTCGTGAGCGACTGGGAGCGCATGAAGCCGCCCTTCGAGGTGGGTTGGGGCTACATCCGGGACGTGGCGCAGGAGCACGGTTTCCCCGTCGCGGCCGAGGAGTTCGGCGAGGTGCTGGAGGAGGACGAGCCGGTCAAGCGATACGCCCCGGTGCCCCGCCAGCTTCCCGGCGCCTTCGACCCCAGCCGAATCGAGCGACGGCGCTGGGTGCTGGGCGCCCGGTTCCTGCGCGGCGCGGTGACGGGCGGCATCGGCGCCCCCGGCGTGTCGAAGTCCACCTTCTCCATCCTCTCCGCGCTGGCCGTCATCACGGGCCGGGACGACCTGACGGGCGAAAAGGTCCACGTCCGGGGCAACGCCTGGGTCCACAACAACGAGGATCCGCTGGACGAGCTGGAGCGCCGCATCGCCGGCGTCTGCATGCGCTACGGCATCGACTTCGACGCGGTGCGCCCGCACCTGTTCTATTCGTCAGGCGCCGACCAGCGGCTCGTGGTCGCGGGGAAAGATGCCCAAGGCACCATCCGGCGCCACAAGATGGTGGCCGAGATCGAGGCGTTCATCCGCGACAACGGAATCGTGTTCTGGGCCTGCGACCCGTTCGTCTCCACCCACGACGGCGTGGCGGAAAACGCGAACGAGGAGGTCGAGAAGGTTATCGGCGTGTTCCGGGAGATCGCCCAGGCCACCGACTGCACCGTGGATCTCGTGCACCACACGGTCAAGAACCACTCGGGGAACAGCGAGGCCCGCGCAGGCGACATGAATGCTGCCCGCGGGGCCGGCGCCTTCATAGGCGCGGTGCGCGTGGCCTACACCCTGTCCTCCATGTCCGAGGACACGGCGGAAGCCCTCCACATCGAGGCCGAGGTGGCCGCGCGCCTCGTGCGCCTGGACGGCGCCAAGGGCAACTACGCGCCCAAGTCCTGGGAACCGCGCTGGTTCCAGTTGGAGAGCGTGTCCCTGCGGAACGGCACGGAGGGCGGCATCGACGATCCGCTGCTGGACGAAGATGGCGAAGGCCCGGCGGACACTGTGGGTGTGCACGTCCAGTTCGACATGGCGGCCGCCCGGCGCGACGCGGAGGACCGGCAGACCGAGAAGGCCAACGAGCGGGCCGCCGCGGACCTGGAGGCCATCGTGGACGCCATGCCGTCCGATGGGTGCCTCCTGATGGACGTGCTGGCCACCCTGCGCGACCGGTGGGGCGTGAAGGACAGCCAAGCCCGCGAGCGGATCGCCTCGGCCCTGCCGATCGGGGTGGAGGTGTCCGTCGGGGCCTACCTGTTCAAGGCGGACCGGACACGACGGGACGAGCGTGCGCCGATCGAGCTGCGGCGAAGGGCGCGGTCCGGATAGGGGCCACCGCCCCTGTTTTAGCCCTCTTCTTGAGGCTTCCACAGCTCACAATCGAGTTGGGTAACCGCGTGTCGGATGTCACCGGTAAGCCCGCTATTCTCGCCACCATAGTGCCTATCAAAGCACTCTCGGAGAAGCGGAAATATATGGGTTCGATCGATTTCATCACGACTCAAGGTTTGTATGGCTACCAGCAGCTTTTTGGCGTCATGAGGATCCGAGGTGTCAAAGGGTTCCTTGTTTAAAAGACGCTCACGTGCTTTTCGGTGAACATGAGCGGAAGGCTTCACAGGGCACTGACCGACTCTAAGCCGATCAATTTGCGCCGCCTTCCTGGCTGGATAGCTTGTAGGCTCCTCTTCAAGTATCGCTATTGCTTCTTCTGGTCCGATTTTCGCGGACGCCATATAGTAGTACAGTGGCATCCATTTAGGTTGCACATGGCAAAGTTGCCGAATATACGCTTTGGGGTTATGTACTTCTCTCTGCTCTATAAACGCAGCGATTAATTCCCTGTCGCTCAGCGGCACCCGGCCCAGGGGACCAGTCTCTGCGCCAACCGAGCCACGAATAGGTTCCACTTCTCCCACGAGCTTCAGCGCCGGCGCCCCGGAATCTTCGGAGAAATGACCCTCGCGTATGAATTTTAGCTTCGGCAATAGCGCTTCATCAATGACAAATGAACCGCCCGGTCCTTTCACGACGCCATTGGATGTATCAAGAACGGCAGTATTATCAATTCCTATATGGCGAATATGACGCATTGTCTCCATCCACTTCCTTTCAATCTTGTCATCTCTTTCCGAAAGAATTGTCAGCAATTCTGCAGTATTGATGCGAGATGAGTAACCTACATACCTATAGTATATATCCGCCGACTTGAGAGGATCATGGTTCTGCGTACAAATTACCGGCCGGTTTTCAGCTTGCCAGACGTATATAAGTCCAACCGACTTTCCAAATATATCGACGGTCTCCATCTGCCAGCGTATCGCAGGGGCGAAATGTTGATTAAGGTACTGCGATATAACTGCTGGGTCCATTCGCTTAAAGCTATCACTACTTAATCCGACAATATGCTTGCTCTCGTCGTGAACGCCAAATACAAGATATCCTCCTCGATTGTTCGCAAATGCTGCGATCGTCCTCGCATATGCAGCGCGCGAATTCCAACCAAATGTTTCTTTGAACTCGGTCCAATCATTCTCCTCGATTCCGATCGTTGGCGTCGTCCCATCTTGCGCATGCAGTATCATTTTCGCTGCGCTTGGGTGCAAAGGATCCTCTTCGAGGAACTTTCGCCTCGCGACGGCTGGATCGTCATAGTTGGCGAGAAAGGCGGAGAGCTGCGCATCAGTGGCCGCGGGAACATCACCCTGGATGACCCCTGACGCAATCTGGCTGATCCTAGCTTGATTGATCGTCCGCCCTTGGCGCGAAAAGTACGAATGGATTTCCTGCTTCCGGTACTTACCGGTAGCAAGCATCGCCTTTACCAGCGAGACTTCCCAGTCGTCGAGTTTTGCATTCCGCTTCGCCACTGCACAAACCTCCTGACCTGCCTGCGCCTTACTCGGCACTGATTGCATAATCCTCGGCTCCGATGGCATTTGGTAATTTCCAACGGGCTCTTATGCAACCCCGACGAAACTGTGCGACAAAATTTCTGCGCGACTGGATTCGTGACGTCACAAGCACCGCCCGGAACCTTGACGCCACAGCGCCGGTTGGGCTTCCATGCAACGTGAACACATGGTGAACAACATGGCGCGTGACGATGAGCACCAAGCGCGTTGACAGCCTGGGGCGGCTCTCCTACCACAACCTGAAGATCCCGGTGAAATGCCGGGCCTGCGGCCACTTCGCCGAGGTGGAGCCGAGCAGCCTTATCCTGCGCTTCGGCTGGGCGACCGAGCCCGAGCACATCCCGTGGCGGTGCTCCGCGTGCGGGGCGCGGCGGCGTATGATCCTGGTGGGCCGGGCGGCCCGCATGCACCGTTCATGAAAGCTGATCGCGGAGCGCCACGATCTCAGCGTGCTCCATTACGCTCCCGGCGGGTCCGAGTTGTCGCACCTGCGGCTTTGCCGCTTCGTCCGCTTCGAGCATAGCGATAGCGTGGCTGATGGCGCGATCCTTGGCGCCGAATAGCACCGCCACGGCGCCCCTGCCAGTCCGCACTTGCCACGGCAGTTCCTCCGGATGCTCCTCCAGGTACCGGGTGGCGAGTTGGGCCTCCCGGTCGATAGGGGCCTCGTCGGCCTCTCGCTTCTGGTACCCGCGCAAGGAGACCCCCAGGGCAAAGGCGGCCTGCGGCTGGGTGAGCCCCAGACGCTCGCGCCACGCGATCAATTCTTGAGCGGTCATCGAATCGGCCCTATCTTTCCTGTGTGGCCTTCGGGCGGCGGGTGCCACCGCCGCCCTCCGGTCCAATCCTTAGTTCAGGAGGTTGAGCAACCGCTCAATGATCTCCAGAACGAGGATCAGAAGGGTGAGAAGCTTTCCGAGCATTCCCTTTTCTCCCTTCTGTGTGGCGGGGACGGCCCATCCGTCCCCTCCCGACCACGAGAATAGGTATAACGCACTCAGTGCGTCATGACAAGAAAATCATGGCGCACTGAGTGCGTTTTTCTTTGTGCGCATCTCGGCCTGTTTGCGCATTCCGGTCGTTCCGGAGCGTTCCGGTCGGGATGGCCGGAATGGAGCGTTCCGGTCGTTCCGGTGCGTTCCGATCGGAACGCTAAACGCTTGATGCATAAGGACAAAGTGTCATGCTGCGGTGCATTCCGGTGCGTTCCGGACCGGAACGCTCCAAACAGGCCGAAAAAACTCAATGAAATCAATAGTTCCGGTCGTTCCGGTCGTTCCGCCCCTAAAGGGGCACTCCGCTGGACCGGAACGCTCCGTGCCCAAGGTCTTTAGGTCTTCCCCAAACCTCCGGAACCGAAGTGGCCGCGACGAACTACGCGGCCACGAAGGTCTAAACGGACACAGCGGAACGCAGCGCATTCACAGGGGCCGGACAGAGGTCAAATCAACATCTCGCACATAGACCATCTGGTTTTAACAACATGTTGCGTTGGTCTGGGCTTTCGGTACCCTTGCGCTGGGTCTGGAAGGCGGAGACGGACATGGACGACCGGTTCACAGGGTGCGATTGGTTTGCCGTGGTCTCGCATGTCGGTTTGGCGCAGTACGAGCTTGCGGCCAAGGAGCTGGAGCGCCAGCAGTACCGGGTGCTCGCCCCGCTGTGCCGGAAGGAGCGCCGTCACGCCGGCAAGACGGAGACGGTCACCAAGCCCCTGTTCGACCGGTACCTGTTTGCGGGGGTCCACCCTGGCCAGTCCTTCCGCCCAATCGTCAACACCCGCGGCGTGGCGTTCGTGGTTCGCGGGATCAGCGGCGCCCCGTGCCGCGTCCCGCTGGCCGCCCTGCGATGCATCCAAGCCCGATGCGATGCCGACGGCGGCGTGGTCGACTTTACGCCCGCCAAGCGCAAGGCCCGCGACGTCCAGTGGCAGAAAGACCAGCCCGTCCGCATCGTCGCAGGGCCGTTCACGGACTTTGTCGGGCTGTTCGCCGGGGCCTCGAAGGACGTCGTGCGTGTGGTCCTGGATCTCTTCGGGCGCGAGACCCCGCTAGCCCTTGACGCACAAGATGTTGAGCCTGTTGGCCCAGTCTTAGCACAACATGCTGCTTGACAGGGTGCACGGGTTGCAGTAGGTTCGCCGTCACGCAGTGCCGTGACCTTCCAGTCACCCGGCACTGCGGTAGCCGTACAGCCCATCGAATTTCCGCACGCCCGCCTGACGCTCGTCACGGCGGGTTTTGTCGTCTCTGGGCTCCGGAGGGCACCATGACCGATCCCCTGACCTTCGCCTACATCGCCTTGGCCGTCTTCGTGTCGTTGCTGATCGGCGCCGTCGTGATCGGTGTTCTGGTCTGGCGCGGTGTCACCCGGAACATCGACCGCGCCCTGGGGCGGATGGAGGCCCGGCGGGCGGAGTTCGAGCGCGGCGCCCGGCTGACGGGGTACCGCCTGCCGCTGTAGGCGGGGGACCCTGGAGGGGGTCGGAGGCCGGGGGGTCGCTCCCTGCCGCGCAAACCCACCGGCTAAGAAAATTTCCGTTTCGGTGCAGCATCAGCACCCCTCCGCTGAAAATTGAGGGTTTTCAACGCTTTCAGGCTCCATGGGGTTGCTGAAACATGGCGGGACGGACCTACAGCCTCAGCGAGGCGGCGACGATCCTCGGCAGGGACCGAAACACGGTCTCGAAGTGGCTCGGGCAGGGCTGCCCGGCGGTGACGAAGGCCGACCGGGCGCGCGGCGTCGAGTGGTCGCTGTCCATTCCCGACATCGTGGGCTGGCTGATCGATCGAGCGGTCGGTGATGCCGTCCAGACCGCCGACGGCGAGGCTGATCGGATCACGAAGGAAGAGGCCGACCGCCGCAAGGCCGTGGCCCAGGCCATCGCCGAGGAGGTCAGCACGGCCGAGCTGCTGGACGACGTCGTGAACCGTCACGAGGCCGCGGCGGACGCGGCGGCCTTCGCGGTGGCGCTGCGGACCGGCATGGCGAACGTCTGCGGCAAGGTTGCCGGCCGGGCGGCGACGATGACGTCCGCCGCCGAGATCCAGGAGTTCCTGGAAGCCGAGACGAACAAGGCCTTCAGCGCCGCGCAGGAAGAGCTTGCGGAGAGGTGGGCGGATGCTGAACCAGCGGGCAGCGGAGGCGACGGAGAGGATCGCCCTCCACCGGGCGGGTGATTACCGCCGCGGCCGCGCCGCCTTACGTGCCAGCCTCCTCGGGCTGATCGACAACACGCTGAAGTTCCCGCGCCGGCTGACCGGGTCGGAGTGGGCGGAGACCTACGGCCGCATCCCGAAGGGCACCGGGGCCGAGCACGGCAAGGTGACGCTCTACGGCTACCAGCGCGGGTTGCTGGATGCCATGTGCGATCCGACGATCCCGCTGATCACCGTCATGAAGGCGGCGCGCGTCGGCTTCACCCGGTGCGCCACCCTGGCCATCGGCTACCACCTCCACCAGGACCCGACGCTCTGCGCCGTGGCCCAACCGGTGCTGGAGGATGCCGAGGACTTCGGCGGCTCGGAAATCGCGCCGATGCTGCAACAGACGCCGGTGCTGGCCTCGATGATCCGGCCGGTCCGGAAGGGCGAGAAGCAGGACAAGGCGACGAAGTACCAGCTGTCGAACGGCGCATCGGTGCGCGTCGTCGGCGCTGCCTCGGACGACGCCTTCCGTCGCTACTCGGCCCGCTGGCTGTTCGCCGACGAGCTGGATGCGGAGGGATGGTCCCCGAAGGCCAAGACGCAGGGCGACAAGCTCAAGCTGTTCTGGACCCGAGGGGAAACGTTCTGGAATCGCCAGCAGGTCAGGGGCGGGACGCCGCTGCTGGAGGAGACCAGCCGCACCAACAAGCTCTGGCTCCAGTCCGACCAGCGCCGGTACTTCGTGCCCTGCCCGCAGTGCCGGGAAATGCAGGCGCTGGAGTGGGGCGGTCCCGATGTCCCGCACGGGATCAAGTGGTCGGTCAGCGAGGACGGCGACCTGTCGGTTTGGTACGTCGGAACCTGTGGCTGCATCATCGACGAGGGCCGCAAGGCCTGGATGGATGCCCATGGCGAATGGCGGCCGACGGCCAAACCGTCCCAGCCCGGCCATGTCGGTTTCCATGTCTGGACCGGGATGAGCCTGAACCCCAACGCCGCATGGACGGTGCTGGTGCAGGAATGGCTGGAGGCCCAGAAGGACACCGCCACGCTGGTCCAGCCCTTCGTGAACCTCGTCCTCGGCCGCCCCTACAAGGCGACCTACGGGCAGGAACTGAAGGTCTCGGCGTTCGCGGAGCGGACGGAGCCATACCCAACGGAGATCCCGCCCGGCGTGCGGTTCCTGACGCTGGGCGGCGACGTGCAGTCCAGCCAGGGCGTCGATCCTCGCATCGAGGCCTCGGTCTACGGCTGGGGTGCCGGCAACGAGTGCTGGCTGATCGGGCATTGGGTGTTCCGCGGCGATCCTGCACAGCAGGAGGTCTGGGACCAGCTCGACGGGCTGCTGCTGACCACCTTCCTTGGGCCGGACGGGAAGCGCTTCGCCATCCAGGCGGCATCGATCGACTCCGGTGGACACCACACGGCCGAGACGTATGCATTCTGCGCCGCCCGAGCGCAGCGGCGCGTCTGGGCAATCAAGGGGCGGTCGGAGAAGAACGGCCAGCGGGCCAAGGTCTGGCCTCGCCGACCGTCCAAGGGCCAGAACGGCGGGACCGTTTACCTGATCGGCGGCAACGCGGCGCGCGACTTCGTGTACCGCTCGCTGGCGGTCGAGAAGCCCGGCCCGCGCTTCGTCCACTTCCCGGCGCAGGTCCCGGCCGGAGCCGAACCGCTGACCGACGCCTACTTCGAGCAGCTCACCGCCGAAAAGCTGGTCGCCCGCAGGGGCGGCTACACGGAGTGGGACAAGCCGAAGGGCAAACCCCACGAGGCCGGTGTCTGCCTCGTCTACGCCTACGCCGCGAAATGCGGCCTCGAAACACTGCACAAGGGGTGGGCCATGGCGACGGAAGCCGACAAGACGCCGCGGGAGAAGCCTGCCGTGGCGGACAAGGCGTCGGCTCCCGCCGATGCCTCCCAGGCCCTGCCGGCTCCCGTCGAGCAGCCGAAGCCCGCACCGAAAAAGGCGCCGGTCCGCAAGGTCGGTCGCTCCTCCTACCTGAACCGCCTGGGGCGCTGACATGGCCTGGACGCAATACGATGTCGACACCCTGAAGGCGGCCATCGCCACCGGGGCGCAGGATGTCCAGTACAGCGACGGCTCCCGCACGACCTACCGCTCGCTGAAGGACATGCGCGACACGTTGGCGATGATGGAGAGCGAGGTGGCCGCTGCGGCACAGCCCACCCGCCGGACCTACCGCGCCGTCCGTGTCACGCCCCGCTCGGGATATTGACCATGCGAACCGCCAAGATCCGTCTCCGGAACAAAGCGACCGGGGAATACCTCCCGGACGTCCGCATGGATGCCGGGCCGCTGTCGCCGCCGGCAACCACCGCCTACCAGGGCGCGTCCACCGGTCGCCGCATGGGCGGCTGGCGCCCGTCCAGCATCGGCCCCAACGCCATCGTCGCGGCCGAGGGGCCGGAGCTGATCCGCCGGGCGCGCGACATGCGGCGGAACAACCCGCACGCCAAGCGCGGCGTCAGTCTCTACGGCACGCACATCATCGGCACCGGCATCAAGCCGCGGTCGCTGTGTTCGAACAAGCGGGTTCGGGATGCAATCCACCGGCTGTGGGCCGATTGGTCGGACCATGCCGATGCCGACGGGGCCTTCGACATCTACGGCCTGCAGACGCAGGCGGTGCTGGAGACGGCGACAACCGGCGAGGAGTTCGCTCGCCTCCGCGCCCGCCGCTCCACCGATGGGCTCCCGGTGCCGCTCCAGGTGCAGCTGATCCCGGCCGAGCAGGTTCCGCTGGACTACTCCGTCCCGAACGAGGGGCGGCAGGTCGTGCAGGGCATCGAGCGCGACGGGCTCAGCCGCCGGGTCGCCTACTGGATGTATCGCCAGAACCCGGGCGATGCCGGTGTCGTCATGGACGTGAACGGCTGGGAAAAGACGCGGGTGGATGCGGCCGATGTCTGCCACATGCGTTTCGCTCCGCCGAATCAGCTCCGCGGTCTGCCCTGGCTGGCGTCGGCCATCACGACGCTGCACCAGCTCGGGCAGTGGCGGGATGCGGCACTGCTCCGCAAGCAGATGCTGGCCTCGCTGGTCGGCTTCGTGCGGCGCGCCGTCACCGAGGAGATGGACGCGGCCAAGATCGCCGAGATGTGGGGTGCCGTGCAGGAGGAGTTCGGCGAACTGCCGGCAGTCGGGCTGGAGCCCGGCACCATGCAGTACCTGAACCCCGGCGAGGACGTCACCTTCACGCAGTGGCAGGAAACGGCCGGGCAGGACGAGGTGTTCGAACGCACCGCACTCCGCACCACCGCTGCCGGCCTGGATCTGGTCTATGAGGAGCTGTCGGGCGATTGGGAGAAGACCAACGACCGCACCTTCCGGGCCGCCTTCAACACCATGAAGCGGACAGTGGCCCAGCTCCAACACCAGATGGTCGCCTTCCAGTTCTGCCGGCCGATCTGGAACCGCTGGATTGATGCCGCCGTGGCGAGCGGTGCGCTCCGGGTCCCGAAGTCGGTCACCGAGGCTGACCTGAAGCGCGTGGAATGGCAGCCGCAGGATTGGGAATACCTCCAGCCGGTGCAGGACGTGGAGGCCAAGCTGAAGGCGATTGCCGGCGGCCTGGACTCCCGCTCCAGCACGATCGCCCGCCGCGGTGATGACGCCGAGGTGATCGATGACCAGCGGGCCGCCGATGCCGAACGGGAACGGGCGAAGGGGATCGTCCCTGCCGCGCCGACGGTTCCGCCAGCCGCCCCGCAACCCAAACCTGAAGACGAGGAGACCGGATCGTGAGCACGATCGTGCGAGGCAACGAGATCGTGCTGACCGGCACGGTCGGCGGTGATCCGTGGTGGGATGACGACGTCTTTTCCCAGGCCGACGTCATCAACGCCCTGGCCCAGGTCGGGCGCAACACCGACGTGACGGTACGCGTCAACAGCGGCGGCGGTGTCGCCACCGAGGGCGCCGCAATCCATGCGGTGTTCGCCGCCCACAAGGGCAAGGTGAACATGGTGGTTGAGGGCTGGGCCGCCAGTGCCGCGAGCCTCTTCGTCATGTCCGGCGACACCGTCACCATGCGCCCCGGCGCCCTGCTGATGATCCATGACCCGTCCGCCGGCGGTTGGGGGACCTGCGACGACCACCGCCGCGTGGCGAGCGCGCTGGACACCATGGGCGGCACCTACGCCCAGGTCTACGCCGACCGCTGCGGCAAGAGCCCCGAGGAGGTGCGCGAGATGATGCGCGCCGAGACGTGGCTTGGTCCGGCCGAGGCTGTCGCCCAGGGGTTCGCCGACGCGGCCGAGGGCGACGATGCCGATGTCCCGGAGCCGGTCGCCTTCGCCCATGTCCGCGCCTACGCCCGCGCGCCGGAGCGCATCGTGGCGCTTGCGAAATCGCGCGGGTGGGGAGCCCGCGCCTCCCTGGCGGCGACCGCCGCCGCTCCCACCCGTCCAACCATGGAGGCACCCTTGCCGGAAGAGAACAAGCCGACCGACGATAAGACCGTCGTGACACCCCCGCCGAAGCCGACGCGCCGGCCGATCCGGTCGCCGTCGCCGAGGCCTGCGCCACCGCCGGCTTCGCCACGCTGACCGCCGGCCTGCTGAAGTCCAAGGCGACGATGAAGGCGGTGAATGCCGCCCTGTCCCACGCCAAGGAGATCGCCACCGCCTGCGACACGCTGCGGGTGCCGAACATGAAGACCAGCCTCGTGCAGTTCGTGGCGGCCGGCGGCGACATGCAGGTCGCCCGCAACATGGCGACCGACGCGGCTGCGGCGCGGGACGAGGCCGTCATCACCGACACGACGCGCCAGCCGCTCGCGCCGGTCGCCTCCGGCTGGGACAAGGCCATCAACAACATCAACCAGCGCGCCGCGCGATAATCGGAGGGACATCAGATGGCAGCTTTGACCGAGGGCCGCCACGCGGCCGAATTCATCCTTTCCGAGGGCAACGGGAGCGTTTCCCGCGATGCCATCACCATCGTCTCCGGCGCCGGCAAGCTTGCGGCCGGCACGGTGCTGGGCAAGATCACGGCCTCGGGCAAGTACACCGCGTCGCCGGCCACGGGCTCCGACGGCTCCCAGACCGCGGCGGCCATCCTGCTGGCTCCCGTGGACGCCACCTCGGCCGACGCCACGGGCGTCGCCGTGACCCGCTTCTCCGAGGTCAACGGCAACACCCTGACCTACGACGCCTCCGTCGATGACGCGACCAAGCGCGGCGCCAAAGTCACGCAACTCGCCACCGTCGGCATCATCGTCCGCTAACGCTGAAAGGACATCCTGAGATGTTGGACGTTTTCAATCAGGACGCCTTCAGCGTCCGGTCGCTCACGGACGCGATCAACAAGATCAAGTTCGTGCCGGGCCGTGTTGGTCAGCTCGGCATCTTCACCGAGTCCTCCGTCTCGACCACCATGATCATGGTCGAGGAGAGGGACGGCATCCTGTCACTGGTCAAGCCGTCGCCGCGTGGCGCGCCCGGCCAGACGATCGACAAGGGCAAGCGCACCGCCCGCCCGTTCGTGATCCCGCACTTCGAGATCAACGACGCCATCATGGCGGAGGAGGTCCAGAACGTGCGCGCCTGGGGCACGGAGAGCCAGCTGGAGACCGTCCAGGGCAAGGTGGCGGAACGTATGGCGATCCATTCGCAGTCCATGGCGGCCACCGAGGAATATGCCCGCATCGGCGCCATCAAGGGCATCGTGACCTATGCCGACGGCTCGACGCTGAACCTCTTCACCGAGTTCGGCGTCTCGCAGGAAGCCGAAGTCGATTTCGACTTGGACAACGCCAGCCCCGCCTCCGGCGCGCTGCGCAAGAAGTGCGCGACCGTGGCCCGCATCGTCGCCACCAACCTGGACGGCGTGCCCTACACCGGCATTCACTCCCTCTGCGGCGACGCCTTCTTCGACGACCTGCTCGCGCACAAGGAGGTCGTGGAGTCCTACAAGGGCACGCCGATGGCCCAGGTGCTGCGGGAGGGCTACGTGCTCCCCAACGGCGACAAGATTTACGGCGCGTTCGAGTTCGGTGGCATCGTGTGGGAGAACTACCGCGGCGCCGTCGGCGGTACGGCTTTCATCGACACGGACAAGTGCCACATCTTCCCGCAGGGCGTGCCCGGCCTGTTCCGCACCGTCTACGCGCCGGCCGACTACACGGAGACGGTCAACACCATGGGGCAGCGCCTCTACGCCAAGCAGTACCCCATGCCCAACAGCAAGGGCGTGAACCTGGACACGCAGATGAACGCGCTCCAGTACTGCACGCGCCCGAAGTCGCTGATCAAGGGCAAGCGCACCTGATCCTGACCGCCTGACCGACACCGCGAGGGCCGCTTTCGGGCGGCCTTTCGCGCGTCTGGAGATCCGCATGGACTTCGCCCCCCACATCCGGACGCTGTTCCAGCTCCGCGGCAAGCCGGCCACCTACGCGCCCGCCGCCGGCGCCCCGGCCCCGTGCCGGGCGATCCGGCAAGGTGGCGGACAGGTCGTCGCCATCGGGCCGGTGATGGTCATGCTGGAGCGGGTCCAGTTCCATGTCCGTCGCGCTGACGTGCCGGCCCCGGAGATCGGCGCCGTCCTGACCGTTGGTGCTGACGCCTTCACCGTGCAGGCCGTGCAGCCGGTCCATCGCGACGCCGACGGACTGCTGTGGGGACTGGATGTGGCTTGGGGGCTGCCCGTGATCTACCGCTCGGCTGCGGCTTCCGGCGGCGTCCAGGGCGGGCCGTGGAGCACCGTCACGGCGGCTGCGGCGGGGGCATCCTCCATCAGCGTCCAGAGCCAGCACATCAACGTCACCGGCAAGCTCCAGCCGGGCGATGTCCTCACCATCGGTGGTTCCGCCTACACGGTCGGCGCCGCGATCGGCTCGAGCGCGGCGAAGTCCTTCAACAACATCCCGATCAGCCCGCCGCTCGCCGCTCCGGTGGCGGCCGGTGCTTCGGTGGCGATCACTCAGCCATCCGCCACCGGCTACGCGCTGACCGGCGCCATGGCCGATTACGAGGCGTCCGAGGTGATGGGCGGCGTGCTGGTAGGTGACCGCCGCATGGTCGTCCTGCAAACCGCCTTCGTGGCTGCTGGGCTCCCCGCCGGGCCGAAGCCGGGCGCGTCCATCGAGGCGGGCGGACAGCCCTACAACGTCATCCACACCAAGGCCCATTACGCCGGACCGGCTGTGGCGGCCTGGGAGCTTCAGGTTAGGGGGTAGGCATGGCAGGTTTCGCGACGCGCATCAAAGCGTGGCTGCTTCAGGCGCTGTGCGGCCCGCTTCCCACCCCTCCGGCAATCGACTGCTGGCGGCCCGAGCAGGTGCGTGTTCGGTTCGCGTGGCGTCCGACGGCTCTATGGGTGACCGGCACAAAATATGCCCGGCAGACCGGCGAGACCATATGGTTTCGCTATGTGGTCGAGGTCGAAACCCTGTGGGGGTGGACGGCTTACAAGCGTCATCAAGCTCTGACGAATGGAGGGCGGTGACCATGGCGCGTCTCCAGTCCTTCCGAGCCCAGGTGGACCTTGCCAAATCCCGTCTCCTCGGCGAGACCCGCCGCCAGATGCTGGTGCAAGCGGCCCGCGAGGCGCATGCCGAGGCCTCGGCCATCAACACCCGCGCGCTCGGCCATCCCGTCGAGAGCGTCACCATCGTGGACGGACGCCGCGGCGCGCCGGTGGAGAGCGTGAAGGCCGGCGGTGTCGTGGTCCACCTGTTCGCCGTCCATCAGGCGGCCATCGAGTTCACCGCTGAAACGCTCTCGCGACTCTCCCCGTGGGATACGGGGCTGTACGAAAACAGCCACCTGCTCCTCGTGAACGGGGAAGAGGTCGAATGGGGCGTGACCGTCGGTGTCGATGATGTGGCGACCTTCGTGAATCTGCTGCCCTATGCGCGGCGGCTGGAGCAGGGATGGTCCGATCAGGCGCCCGATGGGGTCTACGAGGTCGCATCGGAGATCGTTCGCGCCCGGTTCGGCAACATCGTCAATGTGAGGTTCGGCTACCGGCATTTCGTCGGGCGTGAGGCTGGCAAGCACCGCCCGACCGAGGCCGGTAAGCAGCGCGCCTCCAGCTATCCATTCATCGAGCTGTCGCCCAAGGGCACGAGGAGCCGCCGATGAGCAGCTTGGCCGTGAAGACCGCCGTGCGCGGCCGGCTCACCGCCCTGTGGGACCCCGTGAATGCCGCGGTCCGCGAGCCGAACAAGACCTTCGACCCGCAGGGGCGACCCTGGATCGACATCCGTTTCCCCGGGGCGGGCACCGATCGTGCGGACATCGGCGATGCCGAAAACCCGCTGTGGGATGAGGTCGGCGCCTTCATGGTCAACGTCTACATCCCGGCCGGCGACGATCCGGATCTGGCGGACGCCCTGGCCGAAGCGGCGGCGGCGATCTTCCAGGGCCGCGAGTTTGACGGCGTCGAGTGCCGCAACCGACTGCCCGGCCAGTCCGGAGAGCGCGCCCCGGAGGGCATGCAGGGCGCCTGGTGGGGTGTCAGCTTCGGCATCGGCTACCGGTACCAGTCCATCGGCAGTCCGTAGGCGGCTGCCACGCACCAATCCCAACGGGCTCGCCATGCGGCGGGCCTTTTTCTTTGAGGAGAGAAGGCCATGCCGACCACCGGCTATCAGGCCGGCGCCGACAGCAACGATCTGGAGCTGTCCTACGCCGCGGAAACGACCTGGGGCACGTCGCCGACGGGTGCGTATCAGAAATTTCGCGTGAATTCGGAGGGCTTCTCCGAGAGCAGGAACCGGACCCGTCCGCCGGAAATCCGGTCCGACGGGCAGGCCGCCGCCGCCGTGACGCAGGACGTGTCCGCTTCCGGCAACATCCAGTTCGGCATCAGCTACGGCAACGTGGATGACCTCTGGGCCGGCGCCCTCAACGGCGCTTGGTCCTCATCGCTGAACATCACCGGCACCGACATCGCGTTCACCTCCACCGGCCTGTCGAGCGCCACCACCGGCAAGTTCTCCACCATTGCCGTCGGGCAGTGGATCAAGATCGCAGGCGCCACAGCACCGGCCAACAACGGCTTCAAGCGGGTTACCGCCGCGACCGGGACGACGGTGACGCTGGAGGGTGGCGCCACCACGGCGGCGGCCGGTGCCGCGGTCACCATCACCGGCACGATGCTGCGCAACGGCACGACGTTCAACAGCTTCACCATCCAGAAGCGTCTGGGCGCCTCGCTGGGCTTCGCCTATCCCGGCACCTACTTCACGGGCGGGCAGATCAACGCGGCCCGTGGCGACTTCTTCTCCGGCACGCTCGACGCTCTCTGCCGGAGCGAGGAGAAGCAGGTCGCCGCGCTGGGCTCCGGCTTCACCGCGGCACCGACGAACAAGGTCATGAGCGTGGTGACCCACCTCAAGTCCGTGGCCCTGGACGGCGGCGCCCTGGCGGCGAAGATCATGTCCGTGAACTCGACCTTCCAGAAGGAGGGAGCCGCGGCGCAGTACGCCGTCTCGACCTCGACCGTGGATGGCACCAAGGCGCAGGGCATGCGCAAGGGCACCCTGGGCGCCAACGGCACGATTGAGGCCTACTTCGGCGATTACGCCATGTACGACAAGTACAAGGCCGAGGCCGAGGTCAACGTCAGCTATCGCGTCACCGACGGCGCCGGCAACACCTACATCGTCACCTATCCGGTGGTGGTCCTGGGTCGCTCCACCATCACCGCCGGGGGCGCGAACTCGGACATCATGGCGCGGTTCGAATGGGGCGCCGACCCCGACCCGGTCACCGGCTGCACGATGCAAATCGACCGTTTCGCCGGGCCGTAAGCCGGGCGACTGCCTATCCCTGCCGACACAGGACCCGATCCCTTCGGGGATGGGGAGCGCATGCGCGCATGGGCGGGGGTGTCGGACCCCGCCCACCCCTCATTCCTTTCCGACAAAAGGACACCATCATGGATCTGAACGATTTCGCCGTGGACCCCGCCACCTACGAGAACGGCAAGAAGATCGAGTTCGGCGGCGGCACGCATATCTGCGTCCGCAGCGCCGGCGCCGATCGCGCGCAGAAGGTGCGTGAGCGGCTGTGGAAGCCCTACGCCTCCTGGAAGGAGGTGCCGGCGGAGATCCAGGCCAAGATCAACGCGAACTGGCTGGCCCAGGGCCTGCTGACCGAGTTCGTCGGTTTCACGGTGGACAGCAAGCCCTTCGAGGTGGATCTTGCCAAGCCGGAGGATCAGAAGCGCCTCGGCGACCTGCTGGCCCAGCCGAAGTACAAAGCGTTCCGCACGAAGGTGCTCGGCATCGCCCTGGACGAGGGTAACTTCCAGGCCGCCGCCGATCAGGCCGCGGAGGGAAACTAAGGGCCTTCGCCCGCTGGACCTTCACCTGGGGCCGGCGGGCGGAGGAGATCGGCCGGGCCTGCATCGAGGACGACGAGGAGTTCCCTCCCGTCCTGCTCGATGCGCCCGACCTGAACCCCGGCCTGCGGCGGTTCTGGCGGGCGTTCTCGGACCTGTCCGGAGATCGGCCTGTGGGGATGGCCGTTGGCGCCATCCCCATGACCGCCATGCTGGCCTATGCCAAGGACATCGACGGCGACACCGACCCGCAGGATCTCCGGCGCTTCGTCCGGTTCGTGCGGGCGATTGATGATGAGTTCCTGAAGGCGGAGGCGAGCAAGGGCGGCAAGGAGCGGCCGGAGGGGTGAGGCGGTGCTCCGCGGAGGGCCGCCTCACCAATTCTAAGTGTCTCTTCCGGGTTGTTGGGGTGTTTTGATATGGCCGGCTTTCTTCATAGCGTCGTAAACAGATCGGTACCCAGAAGCATCGGCTTCCACATCAAAAACGCCTTCTGATGTCGTTATGACAACGGCAACATTTTTCCCCGTGTAGAGTTGGGATGCGAGCGACACCGATTCATTCACTTCGAAATCGCAAAATCTTCCCTGACAGACGAAAGCTCTGTTTTTGTCGACTCTCAATTGAGCAATTGTGATGGATGGCGACCCGACTAGACCGGAGCCTATACCGTCGGCAAAAGTAACAAGAGAGAAATGACCGGCGTTTGGTTTCTTTTTTGAAAGATCAAGTATGATTTTGCAGGTCTCCTTATCCGTCATGTTGCTGATGGAGCACTCTCCGGTCCATTTTCCATGCTTTTTGGAGAATGTTACTTTCTCAGCCGCCTGCGCTGAATGAGCACAAACGGATAAGAGCAGCGTAAACATGAAAATACGCATCGGCTCCTCCCAGTTGAGCCAGTGATGATGCCTTTCCGAAAGAGTTGAGTCGACTCTAGAGACCAGAGCCAATTAGGCGCCCGGCCATTCCGCGGCGCCTTTCTCCGTTCCAGGGAGCCTACCCATGGCTGTTGAACTCGCACAGGCGCTCATCCATGAAGTCGTCGTGGATGATTCGAAGGCCGTTGCCGGGGCGCAGAACGTCTCCCGAGCCATGGACGGCATGACGTCGTCGTCGGACAAGGCGACCGCTGCGGCGGCGAAGCAGGCGACCGGGCTAAAGCTGCTGGATGAGGCCACGGTGAAGCTCAGCCGCGCGCAGGAAAGCGCGTGGGGTGCGCTCCAGAAGTGGAAGGCCGTGGCCGACGACAACGAGCGCGCCATGCAGCGGCTGGCTCGTGCCGAGGCCGATCTTGACCGAGCGGTGCGCCAGGGCGTCGCGACCGAACAGGAGAAGATTCGCGTTCTCGATCAGCTCCGCCAGAAACTGTCGGGCTACGCCGCGGCCAACGATAACGCCGCAGCCTCGACGGGCCAGTTCAAGGGCGCCATCGGCAACCTCGGTCTCCAGCTTCAGGACGTGGCGGTGCAGGCCCAGATGGGCACCTCCGCCTTCATCATCCTGGCGCAGCAGGGGCCGCAGATCGCCTCCGCCTTCGGTCCGGCCGGCATCGCGATTGGTACGGTCGTGGCGATCGCCTCCGTCGCGGCCGGCGTCCTCTTGACGCTCGGCGACGAGACGAGGAAGTCGGCGAAGGAAATCGACACCTTCGGCGACGTGTTGGGAATCTTCGAGGGGCGGGCGAGGGAATCCGGCGCCGCCATTGACACGTTGACGGACAGCTATCGCGCCCTCGGTGGGGAGTTGCGCGCCCTCTCCAAGCTGGCCCTCCAAGCCGACATCGCCACCCTGACCGAGAAGCGGGCGAAGGACCAGAAATCGGCGTGGGATGCCATCCGCAACGCCACCATGTCCGGCGCGCAGGATGCTCCGGCGGCGCTGGGCGCCCTGCAGCAGCTCGGCCAGGACAAGGACCTCGTTGCCTTCATGGGCAAACTCCAGGCACTGAACGAGAAGGGCGCCATAAAGCTAATGCGCGACGAGGACATCCGCGCGCTGCTGGAGACCGGGGAAGCCCTGCGCGTCGCCGAGGCGCGCATGGCCGATCTGGAGGGGCGGGCGACGCCGGCGCAAAAGGCTCTGCTGGGCTATGCCGATGCGGCACGGGAGGCGGCGAAGGCGACGCGCGAAGCCGCCGACGCGGCCTATGAGATGTCGAGGGCGCAGGGTTTGGCCTTGGGCTCCGTGATCGTTCAGGAGCGCGACCTTGATCGGAAGATCGCGGCCCTGAAGGGCGGCGAGGCCGCCATGAAGGCCTACGGAGAGGAGCAGATCCGGACAACGGCCTACGATAAGGCGTTCAAGGCGAACTTGGCCGCCGGGGAATCTCTCCTCGATGCCAGAACGGAGGCCACCCGCATCGCTACAAAGGCGGTGGAGGCCTACCGTCTCGAACAGCAGCGCGCCGACGAGCAGAAGGCCGCCAACGCCGCCGATCGCAAGGCGGAAAGCCAAGCGGAACGGGACGCCAAAGCCTACGCCAAGGTGTCGGAGGAACTGGACCGCGGCATCGCCGAGCAGCAGCGGTTGGCCGGTGTCGTTGGACAGAGCGTCGAAGCGCAGCGGGAGGCCAACACGCAGACCAAGATTGCTGAGGCCCTGTCGAAGGCCCACACCACAGCATCCACTGCCGAGGGCAAGGCCATTGCCGGAAAGGTCAGGGAGCAGGAGAAGTGGCGGGCCGCCGCCGCGGATGCCGCGGTCCTGGATTCCTCCAAGCGGCAGCTCGCCTACGCGGAGAAGGAACTGTCCCTGATGGGGCAGGCCGAACCGGTCCGGGAGCGGGCCTTGAAGTCGTTCCAGATTCAGCAGGAGGCGCAGGAAAAGCTAAAGACCACCACGCCCGAACTCGTCGCGCAGTGGGTTCAGTACCAGGAGGCCATCGCCGACACGCAGGCCATGAAGGCGTTCCAGCAGGAAATCCGGTCCACCGCCAAGGAGATGTCCCGCGACATCACCGAAGCGCTCTTGGATCGGGAATCGAAGTGGAGCGACCTGGGCAAGACCATCGGCAAGCGGATTGCCCTTGGTCTGATTGAGGCGAACATCGTCCTGCCGATCACCACGAGCATCGTGGGGGCTGTGCCAAGCCTGTTCGGGATCGGCAGTCCGGCCAATCAGAACGCGGCCAACCAGAACGCCGCCAACCAGAACGGCGCGGGCGGATACGGCCAGTACGTCCAGGCTGGTCAGTCCGCCTACAACGCTGCCACCGGCACCAACACGCTGGGGACGATGGCGAACAGCTTTGCCACGTCGGAGATGGGCTACGGCCTGGGGATGTCGTCCAAAGCTGTTGCCGATGGAACGGGCATCGCCGCCGGCTATGTGGACACCGTCGGATCGACACAGATCGTCAACGGGACGACTTTGACCAGCACGGGCCAAGCCGCCACCAGCACGCTCGGTGCTATTGGCGCCGCAGCTCCGTACGGCATGCTCGGCGGCATGGCCGGCTCGTACATCGGCAACGCCGCGGGCGGCAACAAAGCGGTCGGCGGCTTGAGCGGTGCGGCCATCGGTGTGGGCTCCTACGCCGCGGGCACCGCTGCGATGGGTGCCATGGGCGCGTCCGCCGCCGCTGCGGGCATGAGCGGCATGGCCGGCGCCACGGCCGCGCTGTCGGCCATCCCGGTTTACGGCTGGATCGCGGCGGCCGTTCTGGCCGCGGTCACGGCCATCGCCGGCACGCAAAAGCCGTCCACGCAGTACGCTCAGGCGTGGGCTCGTACCGACAATACGGGCGCTGTCGTGGATCGAGGCAGCGCCGCGGCGTCCTCTGCCCGCGGGAAGCTCTCCGCCTTGGAGCAGCGGGCGGATGGCATCGCAAGCCTGATCGGCACCCTCACGCAGGCTGGCGGTTTCGACAATAGGGGCATCGTCCTTGCCGCGGAAAGCGACACCAAGGGAAACAGGTACCGCATCGACGGCTTGGCCGGGCCGGTGGTGTCGCGGTCTGAGGACGGCCAGCAAGTCGTGCTCGATGTGTTGCGCCATATGCGAGATACCGGTGAACTGGTCAGCGGCTACACCGGCACTCTGGCCGGTCGTACGCTTGACAGGGCCATTGGCATCCGAGACACCGACTTTGAATCCTTTGGGAAGGGCTTGGCACTTGCTCGTCAAGTGGAGGCCGGAACCACAGCGTTGAGGGATTTCGACAAGTCGCTGTCCGGGGTCACAACCCGTGCCAAGCAGGCGCAGATTGAAGCCTTCAAGCCGATGTCCGAAGAGTTGGCCCTTGCCGCTAAGTATGGCTTTGATGGCGAGTACACGGCATTGGTCACCGGACAGCTTACGTCCTTTCTGGAAGACCTTGCCAACCCGCGAAAATACACAGCGGCGCAAACGGAAGCTGCCACGTTTACCGGGCAGATTGCGGCGATGCGGGAGGAATTGGCGAGGGTCAATCCGGAGCTTGTGAAAACAGTTGATGGCATCGAGAAGGCGGGATTGGACCGGATTTACAAACAGGTCCAGACCGATTTCGACGTCAGCTTGAACGAGGCGCGCGGTCAGGGATACCGGAACAGCCTCAAAGGGGTCAGAGACTATTGGAACGAAACCGCCCTTGATGCCTTGGCATCGGGTCGCAATCCTAACGACCTCTACTTCGCCCAGGCAGCGCAGATCCTTGAAGGGCTGGACAGCAGCCAGATCGATGACGTTGTCTCCTACTTCAAGGATCTGGACCCGGTGATGGTCTCGCTGGCGGAAAGCCTGCGCGGCACCACCACGGCGGCCAAGGCTGCCCAGGCGGCGGTGCAGGCCAATGCCGATGCCCTGTCGGCGTGGCTGAACGGTCAGAAACTCGGCGACTTGTCCAGCCTATCCGCGCCGGAGCAGTTCACCGAGGCGCAACGTCAACTCGGTGCGGCTCTCTCCGGGTCGGATGTCTCTGCGGTCACCAAGGCGGCGGACGCGCTGCTCACCGCCGGTCGGACCATGTACGGTACGACCGGCAACTATGCGGCCTTGGCCGGCTGGACAACGAGCAGCGTGACGGAGTTCGGCCGCCGCATGGGCCTGCCCGGCTATGCCGTGGGCACTGACGGCGCACTGGCCGGCTGGGCGATGGTCGGCGAGCAGGGACCGGAGCTGGTCCGGTTCCGTGGTGGCGAGCAGGTCTACACCGCCCCGCAGACCCGCACCCTCATGGGCGGCGGGGACGTGGTGGCCGAACTGCGAGAGGTCCGCCGCGAGCTGGTCGCCTCCCGGCAGGCCAACACCCGCATGCAACAGGTCACGGTTGGCGCCCTGGCCCTGATCCAACAGGCGATCGAGGCCAGCACGGACGCGCAGGCCAAGGCGGCCCTGCAAGCCAAGCTCGCCGCCCTGCTCGCAGACCAGAAGTCGGAGGCCGCCTGATGCTCGACGCCTACAGCCTCGACACCCAGCCGCTCGACGGGCTGGGTGTCGACATGGTGCCGTGGGTGCTGACCTCGGTCGGCACCGGACGGGCCATCGACTACGTCTACATCGCGGAGTTGTACCCGTGGCAGGGCACCAACGGGGTCACCTATGGGGCGCCGCTGGTCCTTGATGCCGGGATGCTGGACGCGCTGCCCGGTCAGGAGGAGCAGCCGCCGGGCTCCACCGTCCCGCTCTACTTCGCCGACCGCGGCTACCTGACGGCGCCGATCGACAGCATAGCCCCGCGCCGGCTGTATGAGGGGCGGGTTGAGGGGTTCAGCGTCGAGCGGCGGTTGCCGCTGTCTCCGACCGATAGCCGCCGCGTCGCCGGGACCTTCGGCCTGCTCCGGCTGCGCAACGATGACGGCATGCTGGACAGCCTGCCGGACAGCTTTGCCATCCAGGGCCGGCGCGTCGTGGTCAAGCGGATCGTCCGGGGCCAAGACCTGTCCGAGGCCGTGCCGGTCTTTGACGGCGTCGGTGTGGCCTGGGAGCCGGGCGACGGCGTGATGGGACTGACGGTCCGCGACCGGACGGCCCTGGCCGACCTCTCCTTGCTGCCGACCTACGGCGGCACCGGCGGGAAGGACGGGCCGGCGGCATGGTCCGGCAAGCCGATGCCGGGTGTCTTCGGCATCGGCCGGTGGGTGCCGCTGGAGTGCTACGACACGGCCCTCGGCCTGTTCCGGTGCCACTTCCGCCGGATCAAGTCGGTGCTCGCCCTGTGGGACAAGGGCGGCGCCTACACGTTCGTCGGCGACTACCCGACCGAGGCCGCGCTGAAGGCCGCTAGCCTGACCGGCGGTCAATACGCGACGTGCTGTGCTGAGGGGCTGGTGCGGGCCGTTCCGGCGGGGCTCAGCTACGCCGGGACGATCACCGCCGACATCGAGGGCGACGCCGAGGGTGGGTATGTCGAGACGCACGCCGAGATCGCGGCGCGCCTGCTGGAGATCGGCGGTCTCGGCGATCTCGTGGCCGGTGGCACGGTGACCAGCCACGCCGCCTACCTGCCCGGCGCCTGTGGCTTCGCGTGGACATCTCAGGTGACGGTCGGCGATGCCGTCTCGGCGGTCATGCAGTCCTGCGCGAGCTGGTGGGGTGATGACCGTACCGGAATGATCCGTCTCGGCCGGCTGGAAGAGCCGGGCGTGCCCGATCTGGAGTTGGTGCCGGGGTCCGGCCTGCTGGACGTGACGCCCAGCACCTTGCCGGCGTCGATCAGCCCGGCGGTCTGGCGCAGCACCGTCCAGTACCGGCGGTGCAACTCGGTTATCAGCCGGGACGCCATCCTGTTCAGCGCCGACGAGGCGACCAAGGCTTTCGCCGAACGGGAGTACCGGGAGGCTCCACCCGCGGCGAACAGCCTGATCCTGCCCCGCTACCCGACCGCGCCGGAGCTGCGCATCAACAGCGGCTTCGACAACCCCGGCCCAGCCTCCGACCTCGCCAGCTACCTGCAGGCGCTCTACGCCCGCTCCCGCGGCGCCTGGGCGTGCGAGGTGCCCTTGGCGGTGGCGGCCTCCCTCTGGCTCGGCCGCTCGATCTGGCTGGAGTGGCCGCGCCACGGGCTGGCGCAGGGCCGCAGCGTCCGCGTCGTCGCGCTGCCGGAAGACGTCGGGGACCGCATCGCAACCATCATCGTTTGGGGATAACCCATGGCCAACGCTCTTTTCGGGTTCGGCAATCTCATCGATCTGCCGGCCACCGTCCTGTCGTGCGGATCGGCGCGGTCCAACCTGCCGGTCAGCAATCTCGCCGATCCCGATCCGCAGCGCCCTTGGGTGACGCAGGGGACCACGCGAGATTGGGCTCATGCCGACTTCGGGGCGCCTCAACTGCTTCGCCTGCTCGGCCTGTTCGGCGCGCTGCTGACCGGCTCGGCCCAGGTCCGGTGGCGGCTCGGCACCCGGCCAATGGTGGACGATGCGACGGTCGATTTCGACTTCACGACCGAGAAGCCGCTTGATCCCCGCTTGACCTTCACCCGCTCGGGCTCGCGGGCAACCCGCGTCAACAGCGCCGGCCTGATCGAGACGGTGCCGGACAACGTGCCCCGCTTCGATTACGACCCGATCACGCGGGTGTGCCTTGGCTTGCTGATCGAGGAGGCGCGGGTCAATCGCCTTCGCTTGAGCCAGGACTTCACCGGGATCAACGGCAGTGCCCGGTGGTTCAAGTACAACACGGCTTTTGGTTTCACCGCCGACTGGTTCGCTTACGACGTGGCGAACGCCGAAGTTATGGCGCCGGATGGCACGTATTCATCGTGCAAGGTGACCAAGCTTGGCACCAGCAACCTGTTTCTCAGGCAATACTTCCCTAACTCGTACAACGTTCTGGCCAACACCACGTACGCGGCATCTTTCTACGTCTATTATCCTTCTGGCCCCAGCTTCACCGTCGATTTCAACAACGACGGATGGGTCACCAACACGCCTCCCATCTCGGCATCCCCTTACTGGCAGCGGATCACGGCCATCGTCACGATAGGCAGCACGGTGACCGGCACGCCGAACATGTTCGATGCCGAGACGGGCGCCCCGGTCGGTACGACATTCTGGGTGTGGGGGTTCCAGTTTGAGGTTTGCACCTCGGGCGGGGCCTTCGCGACCTCCTATATCGCGACCACGACTGACTCAGTTGGCCGGAACGCCGACGTCCTGACGCTGCCCACCTCCGCGCTCCGGTGGTACGAAGCAGGCACCCTGTACTTCGAGACGCGGATGGCGGCAGACCGGATCACCTCGTCGTCCTTCAGGTATCAAGGGCTCCTGGCAAACGCCCCGACCAATATTGACGCGGTATCGAGTCAGCACAGAGCAGACGGACGCTTGAGTGTTGGGACCAGCGTTGCAACCGTCAGTCAAGGTTCCATCGCCGCGCCGACCTCGACGGTGGGCCAAGTCAGCCGGACGGCCATCGCCCTTCGCGCCGGCGACGCCGCGGTGAGCTGGAATGGCTCGGCGGCCACGTCCCTTCCGTGCCCGGTCATGCCGACGGCTATCGACACGGTATATTTCGGCCGGGCGCGCGACGGGAACGCGCTGGGTTGCCTGAACGGTCATTTCCGCCGCTTCAAGAGCTATGCCCGCCGTGTCGCTGATGCCGATCTGCCCGCACTGAGCGGGGCGGAGGCCGCGCCCGTGGTGGGCGACCTCCTCGACACAGGGTGGGTGGGCGCCGCCGTCGCGACGGGCTATTGGCACACGCTGCACATTCTCCCCGCCGCTGTGTCGGCCCGTTACCTGCGGGTGGACATCGACGATCCGGCTCGCGCCACGACGGCGGTCAACGGGCAAGCGGCTGGGGACCTCATCACCGGGCGGCTATGGGCCTCGGACGTCATCCAGCCGATGCGCAACATCAGCTATCCGTTCAACGAGCGGCAGGTGCCGATGGACACCAAGCAGCGCGGGAAACGCTCCGGGGCCGTGTCGGTGGACCCCGGCGCAACCTACCGGGAGATCAGCTTCGGCTATGAGGCGCTGTCCCAGGAGGAGGCGCGGGGGACCTTCAAGGAATTCCTGCGCCGCGTCGGCATTCGCGAACAGCTCGTCTTCATCCCGGAGCCGGGCAGCGTCTACCAGCCGACCGAAGCCATCCTTGGCCGGCAGGCGGAGTCCACGCCGATGACCTGGGCGCAGTTCGCCATGTGGTCCCACAGCATGACCATCGAAGAAGACCCGGCGCTCGGCGCCTGATACCTCACGGAGACCTCAGACATGTCGCTCGGCAGCCGTGTCCGGCAGTCCATCCAGGGCGCCGGCCCCACCTCCTTTGCGCTCGTCGACGATGCGTCGGCGACGCAGAGCCGCACCATCGTTACCGCCTACGGGTCCGGATCAACCCGCATCGGCATCTTCACCATCATCGATCAGGCCGCCGCGCAATGGGCGGTGGTGGAGGGCTACGCAACGGCGGGCAGTTCCGACACCTTCACCGTGACGAGGACGATCCGCAACAGCCAGGGCAACGCCAACAACTTGACCTGGAGCACCACCAACGCGAAGACAATCTTCGTCGGCGAGTGTGCGGACCTGATTGCCCAACTGTGCCAGTGCCCGCTTTCGACGGGCACCGGCACCGCCTACGCGGTGACGCTGACCCCGACGCCGCTCGCCCTGGTGCAGAGCAGCGTTCTGCGCTTCTTCGCGCACACGATCAACACAGGGGCCGCCACGCTGGCCATCAACGGGTTGCCTGCGTGGCCGATCCGCCGGGCGGACAACAGCGCGGTGGCGGCCGGGCAGCTGCATGGTGTCGTGGAGGTGTTGGCCGACCCCGCCAACAGCAGGTTTATCCTGATCAACGCCTCGACCCTCCAGCCGTCCGATTGGGATGCAAGCCTTGCGTCCGTGGGCCGGCGTCGCGATCCGACTGGCTACCTCGTGCAGTGGGCCACGATCCTGACCGCAGGCGGCGCCTACAGCTGGTCCTATCCCATCCCGTATCCGTCGCAGTGCTTCGGCGTGACGGCAACCGCGGTTGGTAGTGCGGCCGCAACGGGCACGGGCACGCCAAGCACCGTCTCCTGCGCGATCTACTCCGGCAGCGCGAGCCAGTATGTCTACGTCGAAGCCAAGGGGGTCTGAACCGTGACCGTATACCGTTTTTCGCCGTCGCGTCTGTGCTTCTTCCCGGACGATGAGGTCTACACGGACTTGCCCGCCGATCTGGTTGAGGCCACGACTGAAGAGTATGCCGCCTTCCTGGCCGGGCCAGTTCTCGGGCTGGTGCTGGTGGTCAACGAGGCCGGGCGTCCCGTGATGGTCGCGCCGCCGGTCCCGCCGGAGCCGATTCCGCCGGTCATCTCGGACCGCCAGTTCTTCCAGGCCCTGGCCATGGACGGCTACATCACTACTGCGGAGGCCCTGGCCGCCGTGCGGACCGGTGAACTGCCGTCCGTGCTGGCCGAGCTGCTCGACCACATGGACGCCAACGAGCGGTTCGGCGCTGAGATGCTGCTGAGCGGCGCCACGGAGTTCCGTCGCGACCATCCCATGACCGCCGCGGTCGGTGAGGCCCGCGAGATGACGCCGGCGGAGGTGGACGACTTCTTCCGCCGCGCCGCCGCGCTCTGACCGGCCGCGACAACACTCCAGCCTGACCCGACCGACCCGGCGCCCGTGAGGCGCCTTTTTCATGCCCGCGCCACGGCGCCGGGCCGCAGGAGGTCCCATGCCCGATCCATCGTCCGCCGCCGACGGCGGTGTCCTGTCCAACATCTATTCGCAGGTCGCCGCCGGGGTCGGCGGCAGTCTCGTCGCGTGGCGGCTGCTGGTGTCTTTCGGGCGCCAGGACCGGGCCGCGAAGATGGAGGCGGAGATCCGCGCCGACCTCCGTCAGCGGCTCGACAAGGCGATGACCGACATCGCCTCGATGGCCCACGAGCGGAACCAAGCGGTGATGGTGAAGCTGCAGCTCGAAACCGAACTGCGGCTCTCCAAAGAGCATCTGAACGCGGCGCGGACCGAGCGGGACGAGGCCAGGACTGCCCTCGTCAGGGTCCAGCAGGAGGTGGAGAACCTGATGGCGACGAACCAGCGGCTGGTCGAGGAGGCCGCGGTTGCTGAGGCTGAAGCCCGCGGGGCGCCGGCGGGAGCGAAGCCCGGTTCGCGGCAGGTGCCGGGAGAGCGGCCATGGAAAAGCTGAACGAGCCGGGCCAGCACGACGCCCAGCAGGTCGCCACGCAGGCCCTGGCCGACTGCGAGGGCAGCAAGGATGACGCCCTCCTGCTGCTGGCGCACCTCCTCATCAACGCGCGCCGGGGCATGTGCGCCGGGGCATGTGCTCCGGCTTCTACCGGCTCGGGCCGCCGGGGCGGCGGCCTGCCGGCTGAATCAGCCGGTTCAGCCTGTTTCAGCCGGTTCGGCTCGAACCCACCAATCCTCTGAAAATCCTTGTGATCTAAAAACGGAGCATCCCATGACCACGCCCCCCGGCGCGGCTGAAGCCGTGCGCCTGCCCACCGTCGTCGGCGCCGCGCGCCCGCTCGGCCCGAACGACATCGCCACCGCTGCCGCCGCCCTCGGTGTCGAGGAGGCGGCCTATCGCGCCGTCCTGATCGTGGAGACCGGTGGCCGCAGCGCGTTCCGGCCCGATGGCCGTATGCCGGTTCTCTATGAAGCCCACATCGCCTACCGCCTCAATGGGGGCGTGACCGTGCCTGGTCTGGCGGAACTGCGCTGGGACCGTGGCCTCTACTCCAGCACGGCGGCCGGGGAGTATGACCGGCTCGACCGGGCCTGCCAGCATCGGGCCATCGGGCCAGCGGTCGCGCTCATGGCCGCCTCCTGGGGCATGCCGCAGATCCTGGGCAGCAACCACGCCATGTGCGGCTTCGGTGATGTCGAGAGCTTCGTCCGGGCCATGGCGGACAGTGCCGTCGCCCAGCTCGCCGCCCTGAATTCCTTCGTCACGGCCCGCGGGCTGCTGCCGGCCCTGCGGGGCAAGCGGTGGAGCGAGTTCGCCCGCGGGTACAACGGGACGGCCTTCGCCGCGAACGCCTACGACCAGAAGCTGGCCGCCGCCTATCAGCGGGTCCGAGGCGCCGCGGGCGACGGTGTGCTCGGGATCGGAGACGTCGGGCCGGATGTGGCTGCGTTGCAGCGCGCACTCCAGCGCTGCGGGTTCCCGGCTATCGTGGAAGACGGCGACTTCGGCCGGCGGACGGCCAACGCGGTCGAGCAGGTACAGGCCGTGCACCGGCTGCCCGTCACCGGGCGGGTGGACACGCTGACAGCTATCGCGCTGGGGTTGGTGTGAGGGGGATGACCATGACCATCGACACCAAGAGCCTGCTGGCCGAGGTGCAGGCCAACCTGCGAGCCCTGGACGGCTGCGTAGGCCCCCACCTGTTCCGCCGGATCGAGCCAGAGAAGTTCGGCACCAAGTACCGGTGCGACCACTGCCGCGGCACCGTGACCGCCCAGTTCGTGGGGGCTTACCGGGATGGCATCAAGCATGCTGGTGGTGATCCGGAGGCGGTGACGGTGGAAAGGTGAGGGCGAGGCTGTAAGACCAATGGACTGTTGATCGTTACCTTGTGTTCTCGTAACGTTCTCCTATGCCGCAGCCGAACCACCCACCGAAACACGAACCGTCGTACAGGCTGAACGCCCTGGGCACCCTGGCGAAACGAGGCGTCACGGAGCTGGAATTCTGGTGCCCGGCCTGCCGACGGCAGAGCTTCCGGGACATGAAGATGCTGCTCGCGAAATTCGATCCGGCTACCGATCTCTGCATGCTGTCCTGCAAGGCGCGCTGCGGCGGCTGCGGTCGGCGTGGCTGCCACATCCAGCCAGCGGAGCCGCCGGCGCCGGGCACACCCGGTTACCGGGAATGGCTGCGCGATGAGATGAACCGCTGCCAAGCCTTCCTGGCGGAGGCCAGAGAGCAGCTGTAGCCGCCATCAATCCAGCAGCGCGTTCCAAGCATCCCAGCCGTCACCGCTGAGACGCCACCGGCCCGGCCCGTCGCCGGGCGTGATGAGCCCGCGGTCGTGACATTCCACAACGAGCCAATCCGGCGCTGCGCAGGGGGCGTGTGCGCTCTGCGTGTAGACTTCCCCGGAGCCAGGATCGGCCGTCAGCAGGAGCAGGATCTGATCCTGTGTCAGGTACCCCTGGACCATGAGCCTGCTGCTGTACTGGGGCTTGGGCATGCCGGGCTCCATTGACCTGTGCACTCTCATAGGATGCGCCTGACGCTCCATCCTGACAATCCTTCACCCATCAGCCGCCCGGCCCCCGCCGAGGCGGCATTTTTCATGCCCGCAAGGAGGGGCACCCCCATGCTGCCACTGCTCATCCCCATCATCTCCGCCCTGGCCCCGGTGCTGCTGCCGGAGGTCGCCAAGGCCGCCCTCGGCTCCGGCGAGACCGCTCAGAAGGTCGGCGAGGCCGCGGTGTCCGTCGTCTCCGCCGTGACCGGCCTGCCGATCACCACCCCGGAAGGTGCGGCTCACGCGGCGGCCACGGTGAAGGACGATCCCGCCATGCTGGCCGAGCTGTACCGCCAGCAGGGCGATCAGGTCGTTGCGCTGCTCCGGCTGGACAACGAGGACCGGGCCGACGCCCGCGCCCAGACGGTCGAACTGGCGAAGGCCGGCAGCCGCATCTCCTGGGGCGCGCCCGTCGTGTCGGTGATCGTGCTGGTGGGCTTCTTCTCCGTCATGGCGCTGCTGTTCGTCATTCCGAAGGAAGACATGGCCGAGCGCACCTTCAACCTGCTGAACATGCTGTTCGGCGCCCTGGTGCTGGGATTCGGGCAGGTCACGAACTACTGGCTGGGCTCCAGCGCCGGCAGCGCGGCGAAGGACAAGCTGCTGCGGAAGTGA